TAATACGCTGGGTCTGACCGTCGGCGGCTCAGAGGTCGTGAGTATTACGTCCAGCGGCCTCAACCTGGAAGGCGTCGCGTTCAACGGGCCAGTCGTCCTGTTTGGCGGCCTGGTATCCAACGCCGTTACGCTAGCGCATGGCTTGGGAGCGACGCCGACCTTCGCCTTCTGCGGCTTAAATGGCGCGGGGGCGATCAGCCAGACGATCTACATCACTTCAGCGCTGAGCGATGCCACCAACATCACGGTCAAGGTCATCGCTGGCAGCAGTGGCCTGGTATCGACCGACGACGTGACCGCGCAATGCGTGGCAACGAAATGAGATGTTTCGCATCGCGGCTTTCTCAACGGTGACCGGGCGGGAGGCCGTGTACAAGGCGACGGGTGTTGCGCCCCGGACATTCCCGCCGTGGACACTGAAGGACTTTCAGCGTGACTGGCTCGAAACTTTCGACGTGCTCTATTTTCACCTGCACGGCGTCGAGGGCCAGCCATTCTGGTATGGTGACGGCATGATTACGGCTATGAGCGTAGCGCAAATCAAGGAATGCGGCCTCGTGGGCCAGGTCGCCTTCGTCGCCAACTGCTTCGGCGGCGGCAGCAAGATGGTCGAGGCGCTGCGCGGAGTCGGCGCGGTCGTCGTCGCTGGGCCGGGAAAGAACTTCACATCGCGCCGCCGAGTGCGCGGCGCGGATCGATTGGGGATGCACTTCGTCCGGGCAATCCAGGCAGGCCATTCGCCCGCAGATGCCCTGGCGGATGCTAAACAACGCATCCGGTTATGGGCAGTATTCAGTCCACTCGAGCGCGACGCGCTCGAATTCAGCATCCAGGAGTGACACATGAGCAACTACATCGTGATGGATTTCGACGAAGGCGAGGTGGGCGTCACGCTTGGCGCGAACTATCGCTATTTCACCGTGCCGATCGATTTGACCATCGTCTACATGACCGTCTCGCCGTCTGCGGACGATGCGGGCTGCACGGTGGATCTCAACGACGACGGCTCAGAAGCAATCGCGGCTGTCGATTGCTCCGATCAGAATGTGCCGGGACGCTGGCGCTCGACGCACGTCGGCGGGGCGAACGACCCGGTTTTCGTGGCGGCGGGCAGCCTGCTCAGCTTCGACGCTAACGCGGCGGCAGCCGATACCCGGATCGCAGTTCAGATCTGGGCGCTGCCCGGCTCGGTCGTCGGCTAAAGACAACAACGCGATAACGGAGAGATCGAGATGAATAAGGATGAGCTTATCGAAATGGCGGTCGAGGACTTCCTCGAAAAGCATGAGGCCGAGTATAAAGACCCCAAAAATCCGAAGGAGTACACCCGGCCATTCGAGGGTGAGCCTGATTTCCTGGTGACGAGCTTCTCACCGCTGGACGAGCCGAAGAGTGTCACCTTCGTGCTGCGCTCAGGCCACAAGCATAGCTTCACTGCGCCAGAGAGCAAGCCGAAGTCGGTGGCTCGCGCTGCAGGCCGTGGGCGCGGGGCGGGCCGTGGGCGTGCGGCGGCCGGCGAAGAGGAAGACGAAGCGGAAACGGGCGCAGGCTGATCGGCGTCACACAATAAGTTATTCAGGCGCGGCGGAAGCGGCATTAGACCGCCCGCCGCGCTCTTGCGTTTTCAGGAGTTGGCGAAATGCTAGATTCACAGAGGCTCGATTTTACCACTACGGCCGGCGGCGCGGCCAGCGGAACGACCGTGAATCTGAATGGCAAGCTGTATGGCTTTGCACTGATCCTCGGTACGGCCACGTCGCTCGATTTGACGATCGACAACGCCGAAGGCATCACGCTATTCAGCGATACGGGCCTGAATGCTGATGCGCCGCACCTCCCGCGTTTCGCGGTTGAAACCAACCTGGGCGCGGCCATCGTCTACGGTGCAGGCAATCCCGTATCTGAGCCTGTACCCGTCGTCGGGCCGCTCACGCTAACGATCGCCAACGGCGGCGTTACAAAGACGGCCAGCGTGATTCTGTACATCGAACGGTGAATCTCGGGCATGGCAACGCGCATTCTCCAGACGACTTTCGTCACCAAGCAGGACGCGATCCTGGCCGGCATCGACACGCGACAGATTACCGCCGCCGATAAGGTGCGCTCTCTGGATTCGGCGTTGGCGCGTTACAGCCGCGACAAGCCGCGTGTCGTGGCGGTGGATTTCGCCGGCACCGACGCTGCCTATTACGTTCTCTACGGCCTGACGACCGAGATCCTCAACTCCACGCGCGACGCCAGCATCGACCTGACCTCCAGTGGCGCCGATCAACAGTTGGCTGTGTCGTTCACGCTGCCGCGTCGGATGCAGATTCACGCCGTCCGCTTCTTGCTGCGGCGAACGGGCAGCCTGGCAGGGACGCTGGCCTGCGAGATCCGCCTGCCTTCGGGCAGCCTGCCCTCAGCGCTGGCTGCGCAGACCTCTACTGCGCTGACTTCTGCCTCGGCGCTGCCGCTCGGATTTGAATCGGGCAAGACTGAGTTCCGCTTCGACACGCCATTGGCGCTGGACGCGGGCACGTACTATGCGGCGCTCGTGCCATCCGGCTATGCCTACGTCAACGGCACAACCGAGATCGTCCTCGGTGTCGATCAATCGAGCGTGACGAACACGGTCTTCACCTATGGCGGCGCGGTCTGGACGGCCTACGGCACGGACTCGGCCGGCGTGATCGAGGTCGTCGCCTCGCTGCCCGATTGGGATTACGAGTTCTCAGACATCAAAGGCGCGGACATCCCGGCGCCGACGATCACCGAGAACGAGATACCGCAGCCACTGGAGGACGAGGATTTCGCGTTGTCGCGCGTTGGGGAGACGCAATACCTCTACCTGCCGAATCACAGCCCGGCATCGACCGACATGGTTCGCCTGCACTACTCGGGCCGCTACCTGTTTAACGGCTCGCCGCTGGCGGCAGACATCCCGGCGGCGCACTTCGAGGCAGTGTGCACGCTAGGGGTGTACTTCGTTTGTACATGGCTTGCGGCGAAGTATTCTCAAAATGTAGACAGTGGCTTGTCCGCTGATATTGTAGACCGGCGCAATCAAAGTGACGTGATGGCAAGCAGGGCCAAAGAATTCTTGAGCCAATACGAGGCCCTACTTGGAAGAGGAGAGGGGGCAACTATTGTCCCTGCCATGAAATTCGGGGATTTAGATCGGGGCACGTACTCGAACCGGGATTTCATTTATCACAACAGGCGAAGGCGATAGGCATGCCCACTCCCCCTCTTAGCCTTGAAATCGACACCTCGCAGATCGACAGCTTCGTCCAGCGCTTTCCGGTCTCCGGGCCGCGCATCGCGGAGCGGGAGCTGCGCATCGGCTTGGATGACGCGCTCGGCTACACGGCGTCGCAGGTGGTGGACTTCACGCCGGTCAACACGGGCGTTCTGCGCGAGAGCGTCTACGACGAGATCGCCGGCATCAAGGTCGATGTCCTGGGCGGCACCGATCTGGAGGGCATCGTCTCCAGCAGTGACTACGAGCCGAAGGTGAATGCGGTCGAGTTCGGGCGCAAGCCGGGCAAAATGCCACCGGTCGAGGCCATCGCGCTATGGGTGAGGCGCAAGGGACTGGCGGGCACGTACAGGGTCAAGACAGGCAAGTCTGGCCGGCATGCGCGCATTGGCGGCCGCGAGAAGCAGCGCAAGGAAGACCTGAGCCTGGCCTGGGCGATCGCGATCCGCATCTCGCGGTTCGGCACGAAGGGCGCGTTCATGTTCGAGAAGGGCCTCGCGGCATCGGAAGCCTACATCGTCAAGGCGATGGATGCCGCGATCAACCGCATTCTAGCGGCGTGGTCGGGGATCAGGTGACGGATGACCGTCTCTATCGACCCGGAATATGAGACATTCGAGCAGGTCGCGGCGCAAATCCGCACGGCGCTAGGGACAGGCGTCAAAGTCTTTGAGTCCGTCCCGTTCCTGCCGAACGCGGCGGACTTCGACAAGATCGCGTTGGCGACATTCGAGTCCGCGAGGATGGCCTACTTCTGGGTCGTGTTCGTGGATGGCGTCGATCCAGAACAGATCGCGACGATGCACCAGCGTGAGCGCATCCTGGCGACGATCTACGGCTACATGAGCCGGAGTGACAAGCCGGGCGAGCCGGATGCCAGCGACGCGAGCGTGTCCGTGCCGTTCGCATCTGGCACGGCGACGGGCGGCTCGACGACGACGCTCACAGATTCGGGCGCGGCGTTCACGGTGGACGAGTTCGCCAACAGCCATGAGCTGTGGGTGACCTACGCGGACGGCACGATTGACCACCGACGCATCCAGAGCAACACGGCGACGCAGTTGACTATGCGTCAGGCGTTCGGCACGGCCATTAGTGCCGGCGTCACTTATGAGGTATGGCTGCGACCAACCGAGTGGATCATGCGCGAGCAGGCGCGCAAAGTGCTGGACGCACTCACTACGAATCGCAGCGGCGGTGGAGCCTGGTCAGGCAACCTGCCAAATTACCGCATCGAGGCAATCACGCTATACGAGCGCGGCATGTGGCGCGTGTCTTTCTCGCAAACGAAAGACACGTCGAAGGGAAAGAGCTATGTCTAAAGCAACCCTATATTTCCCCGGCATCGAGACCGGGCAGGTCTCCGTCGGCTATTCCACAGTCGACGTCGTGGATCACATCGCGGAGATAGATGAGGCTGAGGCAGCGGTCATTGCCTACTGGCAGCAGACGGCCAGCGCCACGATCGTGTCAACTGCGCAGCCGACTGCCGCCATTGATCCCGGCATTAACCCGTTCGACCCCGCGAGGCGGAGCGTAGGCAGCGATCCGGACGAAGATGAACTTTCCATAGGAGCATCGAAATGACAGAGCAAGCAACCTGGCTCAGATGGCTGCGCATGGGACGCGAGAACGTCGCGTGGGGTACAGCCCCGGCCAACGAGCTTGAATACAACATGAGTGGCGGGCTGTGGTATTCGTTCATCACCGCCTCGCAACTCGGCGCGCTCAAGCGCATTGAGGCAAAGCACCGCACCAAAGGCGCGACCGGGCAGCGCAGCCTCGACCAGCACCTGCCGGTAAGTGGCGCGCGCCGCAGCGAGGGCAGCCTCGACATTCCGTTCGTGTCCGACGTGGGCGGGCTGCTGCTGCGCACTGCGCTGGGCGCGGACTCGGCGGCGGACACGGACGATGTGATTCTGCTCACGGCGGGAGCCATCAACGAGACCCCTGAGACGTTCCTGGCTGCCGGCTTCGACAACCCCATCACGGCGAATCGCTACCCATACATCGAATGCGTCGTCACGGCGGCCGCGGCCTCGACGTTCATCGCTGGAACCGTGGTGCTGACCGGCACCGACCCGGACGACCGGGCCATCACAGAGACGATCGTCACGCCGGCACTGGCCGCAACCGAGTCCTATACGGTTTACAGCAAACTTTCGTACAAGACCTTGACCAGCATCGTCATCACCGGCTGGTCGAGCGGTACCGGCACACTCGTCGCAACGGCAATCCAGTACACGACGCACACGATCACCTGCGCGGATACGAACGGCTCGCTCGCCATCGACGAGCACGGCGATCCGGCGGCGGCCAGCGGCAACATCTGGCGCTATACCGGCCTGGTCATCCCGCAACTGAACCTGGCGTTTGCGGCAACCGAGGAAGAGGGCCTATTCGTCATCACGCCGACGCTGGCCGGCAAGTTCCCGACTGCAATCGCGGACCCAACCTACCGCCTGCCCCCGCTCACGCCCTGGCCTTCGTGGATATGCTCGGTCACACGCGGCGGATCTGCCTACGCCAAGATTCAGGCAGCGAATTTCCAGATCAACACAGGCACGCGCCTGCGCCGGGCGGCAACCGGCTCGCAGGACCCGGCCGGCAAGGTGGACGGCGGGCGAACGGTGCAGATCAGCGGAAGACTCTGGTTCGACGACGAGACAGAATACGACGACTGGGTGAATAACGCGCTGGCAAATTACGAATTCACGTTTACCAGCCCGTATGCCGTTACATCTGCAATCAAGCAGAACTTGTTACTGGAATGCACGGAATTCGTGTGGCTCACATACGACCCGGTCGAGGACGACGGCTTGATAGTCGCAGACTTCACCGCTTATAACAAAGCCCACGCCAGCGACAACGTGATTAAGGCTACGCTGATCAACACGAAGAACGGAGCGTACTGATGGAGCCATTCAAGCAGCGGATTCGCATCGAACTGAGCAAGCTCAATCCGCAATACCCGGCCGGTCACACCTGGACGTTCTGGTCCTCGCCGACGATGAAGACCTTCCTCGCGCTGTTCGGCCCGGCTAACTACCTGCGTCTGAAAGAAGCGGATCAGCCGATGGACGAAGAGACCTACCGCGAAGCGGAAGACGCCTATTTCGCCGCCATCAGCGAATGCATCCTCGACACCGGCGAATCGACCGACCTGGCCGGCCAGCCGCTCGATTTATCCACGCCCGAAAAGGCGCGCGCCGCGTTCGCCTCGGACGCTATCGACGTAGAGTTGCTCGGCGGCATCATCACCGACTACACGAACTACCTGACCGAGCGTTACGGGAGCCTGCTAAAAAAAGCCGCAGCCTGGTCGGGAAGTACCGTTGGCAGCTCAGGCAACGGGCAGACGGCTATCACGTCCCCGACGCCATCCTGAGCAACGCCGAGGAGCGTCTCCCGTCCAGTTTTCATTCGGCCTCCCTCGCACGGCGATACAACATGGCGATCGGCGCCACCCTGACGCATTGGGATATAGAGCAGATGGGGCTGCTGGAGCGGGCCGAAATCATCCTCATCTCTGAGAATACGGACATCTTCTAGTGGCCGGCGCACGAAAACCCTTCGACATCATCATCAGCAGCAAGTACACGCCGGGCGGCGTGCAGCAGGCCCTGCGCGGCCTCAAGAGCATCGGCGAGGCCGGCTTTTTCATCCGGCAGGGCCTTGTGCATCCGCTTCAGGCTGCCGTAGGCGCCATCTTTGACCTGATCGGCGCGGCCAACCCCGAGCGCATCCGGGCAATGCAGGAGGCGTTTGACGGCGTCAAGAATAGCATCGGACAATTGCTCGATCAGGTACTCGGCCCGACCATCGATGAACTAACCCGGATCATCAATCAGGCTACATTGCTGTCAAATGCTGAAAAAAGCTTGTCGCCTGTCTATGACGATTTGATCGAGCGCATGAAAGCGCGCGGGTTATCTGCGCGCGAAATGGCTGAGGAGATTCGCAAGGCGTCGGATAGCGCCGTCGAGGCGGCCCGCCGTGAGAAAGAGGAAAACCCATTTTATTTCATTGGTGTGAACGCAAGGGATTTTGCTATCACATCAGTGCAATTCAGACAAGCCATTCTAGATTCCTCGAAATCACTAGAGGAATACATTGAACTGCTGCGCCGGGCCGGCATCCAGATCGGAGGCCTGGAACAAGAGGCACAGCGTTTCGCGCAGGCCAAAGGCTTGAAAATATTTTCACCGGAGGATATAGCGCAGGCGGGAGAGAATTTAGCGGCCCAGGTGCGCCAGATCGAGCAGCGCCTCACGGCCACGCGCTTTCAGTCCTATATCCAACGCGGGCGCTTGCTCGAGGACATCGCATTGCGCGAGGCAGACCGCCTGGCGGACATCGCGCGCCAGAACGCGCAGGCGATAGCGGACATCGACGCGCAGCGGGTCGAATCACTGGCGCAGGCGTCGGCAGGATTGGCGCAGCAGGTCGCCGACATCGAGCGCAATTCTGCGCGTGAGCGACTGCGCATTGAGGAGCAGTTCCAGGAGCGCCTACAGCAGATCAAGCGCTCGTCGGGCGAGTCCATCGAGGAGGCCATCCGCCGGCGCGACGCGCGCGCATTGGCCCAGGCGCTGCGCGCGCGTGACGAGCAGATCTCGGACGCCGAGCGCGGCCGCGACCAAGCCCTGCGCGACCAGGCCGAGGCCGCCGCCGAGCAGCGCGCCCAGGCTCAGCAGCAAGCCGCTGAGCAAAAGAGGGCCGCCGAGGATGCGGCTCGCCAGGCGCTGCAGGACCTGGAACGCCGCAACCGCGAAGCGGCGGAAGAGGCGCAGCGCGCCTACGGCCGCCAATTGCGTGACTTCGACGTCGCAGCCGGCCGGCGCGAGGAGGACGTCAGGCGCCAGAACGAAAAAGAGAAATCGGCGGCACGCAGGCATTTCTACGACATCGAGACGGAATACCAGAAGCACCTGAAGCGATTAGAGCAGCTCGCGCACGTGGAGGCCAGTCCGCTGATGAAGGCGCTATCTGCGTTCGTCATTGGCAAGATTGAGGAGGAGCTGGCGAGCTTATTTGCGCAGCAGACGCCGGGCGGAAGGCGCTGAGGGGTGATGCATCGTGGCAATGCAGATAGACGGGAACAACATGCCGCGCGATCCATACGACACGCGCTGGGAGCCGCGCGAGGTCATCGACCGGGCGCACAGCGGCAAGCCGCTGCGTGACGCCTATCGCCGCGTGCTGCTCATGTTCGACGACATGACGGTGAGCGATTTCGGCGCGATCGCGGCCTACGACGACGGCTCGTCGCACACGATCAAAATCCCCCACCCCACTACGGCTGTCTACACCGATTACGCCGGGGCTTATATCCGCGTCTCCAGTCCTCATTCGTTCCAGGATGTTCACGCCGAGGACATCGAATTCGAGGTCAGCTGGCTGGTGGCATGAGAACCGCACTGACCGCTGACGAATTGACCCTCCTCCGTTCCGAAATCCACGGGACACGGCTGTACCTGGGCGTCCACAAGCCGGCCTCGATTTTCACCGCGCGAGTCAACGGCGCAGTGGTCTATCCCCTATTTCAAATCCCGTTCGATGGCGGCAGCCCGACCACCGGCGCGATCATCAAGAGCGGCATGACGCTGTGGATCGGCTCGGCTGCCGGCCTGCGCGACAAGGGAACTATGCGCGTGCGCGGCGACCAGAGCGCTGCCGCGACCGGCAACCTGGTCGTGTCCGAGCTAGGCCAGTATGCAATAGACATTGATGACAACGACTTTTTAACCGTCGTCGAGGACTATCGCATCGGCGCAAAGTTCCCGCGCTACAGCGGCGGGGCCTGGCTGATGGACTACGACATCGCCTGGACGGATACGGGCTTGGGCAATAATGTTAAGCCGAACCAGGAGTACGGACCCCTCGCCCGCCTCGGCCCGGCGGCAGTGGGCTTTCTCGAGTCGAGCCTCTGCCGCCTGCGCTACGTCGGCGAGCGCAGCGCAGCCTACAGCCCGGGCAACTCCATCGGGACCTACGCCTGGACGTTTCCCGGCACAGCCTCGCCCGCCACATCGGCGGCGCAAGGCACGAGCGCATCCCCCATCACAGTCGATTACTCTGCGGCGATTCCCGGTGGCCGGTATCACGGCCTGACCGTGACCGAAAATACGACCACTAAGACGCACGTAGGTCGACGTCTGACATTCATCTTCGAGCGCAGCGGGGCAAATGCGCCTTACGACGCCGAGGTCATCGGCGCGATCGGCGGCGGACCGGAGCAGGGCGGATACACGGTCACCGTGCGCGTGATCAACACGACCGCCGATCAGGACGATTTCCCGGACGGTGCGCACGTCGTCCTGTTCGAGGAGGCGTTCTACGCCGATGACGCAGGCAGCGGCAACATTGACCGATATTTCTACATTGACGACCGCGTCGGGACGTTTACGGTATCTGAGACGGTCACGGGCGGCACGTCAGGCGCGACCGGCACGGTCATCTCGGCCTCGACGACACTCATCAAGATTCGCACGACGAAGGCATTCCACACGCAGGAAATCATCACAGGCGGCACGTCCGGCGCCACAGCCCGGCTGCGCAGCCCGAGTGTGGGCGGAAACACTCCCTATCGGACTGAGATTGTGCTGGAAGGCTGGATCGTCGACGAGACGGTGCACAAGAATCCTACGACAGGAGACATCGAATTCGAGATCGTGACGGTCGATGGCGTAATGCGCGGGGAGGAATCGTACCCGGTCGCGCTGACCAATCGCTCGACGACGACGACGCTCATCTCCTGGGAGGACTTTTACCAAATGACGCTCGACCGGGTGCTGTTGCACTTCTGCAAGTGGCGCTCGACGATCGGCGATGTCGTGGACGTGACGCTGCACGGCGATTTGGTCAGCAGCTCGCCGGCCGGCGCCGAGGTCGTCAAATACTGCGATATGGATCAGACCAACCTGTTCGACCAAATCCACTCCTGGTACGCACTCACGATGCTCGGATGGGTGTCGAGCGATCTACAGTCGGGACTCTATGGCGAGTTGGATGCGCAGATAGACGACACGACCCGGGCCGGGATACCGACCGCCTGGACGATCGCGGCCGGCGACCGGGCGGGTACGCTCGAAATCAGACGGCGCGCGCATCGCAAGTCCAACGCGCAGGCGACGCTGTACGGCGTGGACTATCGCACGCCGCGAGGCAGCCGCTCGCCAGACGATCCGCATGACTACCAGGGCGGGCTGGAGGAGATCCCGGCCGGCATCGCGGCGCCCGATCAGGCGACGCTCAACCTGTGGACCGGGAACCTGCGCGCCAGGCGGAACAACGTCTACCCCAGCGTCGATCACCGCTGGACGGGCTATTGGCGCATCGACGCCGTGCCGCAATCGTACATCGTCGAATCACTTGGCGCATCTGACACGATACGCGGGTTCGTGTGGTCGAGCCTCAGGCTCATTCCGCGCGATCTGCGCCTGGAGTATCGCGCGGGCATGCTGTTGGCCTCCAGCGACTGTGAGGGGGAGACGCAGGGCATCGGCGGCGCGACGATTACCTTCCCGCCCGTATCCGATCCGCCGCCGGCCGTCTCGCCACCGCCCGAAGAGATCGGCAAGCCGCCGGGCTGGGTGGGCGACGCGAGCGAGATCGCATTCATCGCCCGGACGGCGGCCCCGTCGCCGGTGGATCACATCTTCTGGAGCGGCGATTTTTTCAAAGGCGGGCAGCCAACCTACCTCGAGGTGACCAAGCCGGCCGCCGTGGCGCTGCACGCGCTCGACGTGTTCCGGGACGGATCGTTTATGTTCGTAGCGGACACCACGAATGGCGACATCTGGCAGACGGCGGACATCGGCAGCGCTTCCCCGGCGTGGACGAAAATCATGGACAAAGACACGACTGCGGCCATGGGAGAGACCGTCACGAACCTTGGCCCGATGCGCGCCGTGGGATTGGCAGTCTACGTAGCCGTGCAAACGGCCACGAAATACGGCGTCGGGAAATGGGACGGCAGCGCCTGGACGTTCACTGAGGTGTTGCATTTCGAGAGCATGGATTTCGTCGAGCCGCCCTTCCCGTCTCACTACTTCGGCTATCTCACGACCCCCATCAAGCTGCGCGTGGCGAGTCTCGCCGGCACAGTCGTGGACACGTACAACAACGAGTCAGCTAACCATTCCGCCTGGAGGCGGCACGATGCGGCCAGCGGCGATGCGATCAAGCGCTTCGCGGAAAATGTCGGCGTGTGGACCGTGCGTAACATGATGACGGGAACGAACATCTTCACGACCGTCGATCCGGCGGGCAGCGTCCTGCGCGGCGCGTTGTATGGGGATCAACTCTGCTTCCCGGACGGCAACGGCGTGGCGCGCATCGCCGACGACGGCGCGACGTTCGCCGCGCGCTCGACCTGGCAGGCGGGGACGATCCTGCCCGCGCAGGTTCGCGGGGGTGATACGCTGGTCTGGCTCGTGAAGCAGACGGCGGCCAATAACGTATTCGCGCGCATCAGCGACGATGGATTCGTTACGGCGGGCACGGACATGACCGGCAATTTCTGGGCAGACTTGTACAGCGGCGAGTTCAACCTGGTCGACGTCAGGCTTATCTTCAGGTAGAGCATTATGCCATCACTCAAACGCCTTCAGCGCCAATTTCAAGGCATCCAGGATACCCGGCAGCCCGTGCGCCAGAAGTTCCACGCGCTGATCGGGCATCCCGACGGCACGACCATCGAAGACCCGGAGTCGCCGGGATTCGTGTTCGTGCGCATCGACGGCGACGGCGATCGCGTCCGGCATGCGCTGTGCCGCAGCGTCCTGCCGCTCTACAACCAGCCCGTCATCGTCGCCTATAGCGATGAGAGGCCCCGCACGCTGGAAGTCGTCGATCTGAACATCGCCGCGCTTCCGCCGGCAGCGGACGGCGGGCCGTCCTGGGACGGCTCAGCCAGCCTGGGCAAGCATGCATCGCAACATGCGCTGCTCGGCGGCGACACGATCTGGATCCAAACTAAGCAGGTTTTGCCGCTGCGAACGCGACCGGCCGATCCGGCCTCAATGCGCGTCTTCGTGGAGTCGGGCGCGTATCAATACGGGTCGGGCTTCAACTACTGGCCGGGCGGATACACCAGCGACATGACGGCGCACATACCTGCCACCGCCGACACGCAGCTTTTCCGCGTGATCTACATCGATGCTGCGACGAACGCGCTGGCCTACGTCAACTCAGCGGAGACGGCAGACGATCTCTACCTGGCAAATTACGAGGACGTGCTCGATCTGATCCCGACCAACTGCGTACCCCTGTCGGCTATCCGGCTCGCCAACGGCATGACGACCATCGTCGAGGTGGACATCTACGATCTGCGCTCGTTCGTGTCATCTGCGCCGGGCACGGTGGCGGCCGGCGGCGGGTCGGGCGTGCTGTGGGCGAATATCATTATCGTCGCGATCTCCGGTGGGGATTACACGCAAGTTCAACTGGCGCTGAACGCAGCCAGCGGCGGGATGGTCTGGGTTGCGCCGGGGAACTACTCCGAGAACCTGACGCTGAAAGCGGGCGTCATCCTCTCCGGCATGACGCCCTCCGGATACCAGGGCATCGCCTACATCGATCCGGCGTCAGGCGTGCCGATCACCACGTCGGTTACGGGCATCAATGAAATAGAGTATCTGCGCGTGTTGCCCGTGGCTGGGCAGATCGGCATCTCGATGGTATCTGGCCCGACACGGCTCGTCGTGGACAGCTGCCGGATCGAGGCCAGCGGCGCGGCGGCGGTCGGCGCGACGGGGGCAGACGCGAGCGCCGACCTGACGATGATCCATTGCATCGTCGTCGGCGCAATCAACACGAAGGCCGCGACGACGCTGCGCGACTGCACGATCACCGGGGACGTCGTGCAGTCCGCCGGCGCGGGCAACCTGACCCTCGACGGCGGGAGCATCAGCGGCGCGCTGACGACCGTCGCGGGCAGCACGATCACGCTGCGCAATCTGCCACAAGTCTCTGGCGTAGTCAGCGGCGCGGGAACGATCGTCGGGGCCTATATCAATTCGAGCGGCCATATCGTGTTCACGAACGGTACAGCCCTGAGCGGATTCGCCAATCCGACGGGCTTGATCAGTATGTCCGCTGTCAACGGTGCAGCGACGACAGCGACGCGCTCGGACGCGACGCATGCCATCGATCCGGCTATCGCGCCGACGTGGACAGGGGAGCACACGCACAACGCAAGACTCTTCGTGGACGGCGCATCCACGAAGGGCATCCTCGTGGGGAGTGGTGTTCTGCTCTACGAAGGGTCGGACTTCGAGAACTGCTTAGCCGTACGCAGCATCGTCATGGCCGAGGAGTTGGGCGGATCGCCGGACGATGCCATTTTCTACGCGAAGATGGCCGACACTGGGGGCGGCGATGCAAAGGTGGTACTCGCCGTCATCGGTGGATCGGGATGGCAGTTTGGCCTCGATAATTCGGACGGCGACATTCTCAAGATTGCTCAAACGACGCCAGGCGATCAAGCCTGGACGAATACCCGGTTTTCAATGGCATTGACCGGAGCACTGACGCTGCCGGGGGCGGCTCTCAACATCGGCAGCGCGTCCGGCGCAGCTGCGGGTGAGGCGCGGGCGAGCGTCGGCTTCGCGGCGCGCGTGGACGGTAGTGGGGGAGGATTCTACGCAGGTGTAGCCAGCGATGTGCAGATATATCGTCATGCAGCGAACGTGTGGCGCACACCGGCCACATTTATCATAGATGAACAATTGGGCATTGGTAATGCAGGCACGTTCTCGTATTCGCCTCTAACCAGTGTGTATGGGGTACACATCGATGCCCCATCTGGAACTCCCCGTGCAATTGTGTTTGTGGACTCTAACGCGTCAACTGACGCCGCTGTATTCGCGATGGGTCACGCAGGCGCAGTCATTTGGCATTTCCAGAAATCCGGTGCAGGGAATTTTACTATCACGGAAACGGGGGTCGCTGATAGACTATTCATCAGCGCCGCGGCGGGGAATGTGGGTATCAATACAGGCACATTCGGGACCTCGGCAGCGGGTGTCTTGGGTATTCTCAATGTCGCCACTGTTCCATCCACATCACCCGCTAATATGATCCAGATCTACAGCAAGGATTCACCAGATGGTTCTGCAAATGCAACGCTCGCCATCAGGACTGAACAGGCAGTTGCAGCCATTGGCACATTCACACCCAGTCACAAATTAAGAATTTGGATCAATGAGGTGGCTTACGATATACAACTCGACGCAGTATGATTCTCGTCACGTACACGCGTGCGCTCAGCCGCCGCCCGACATCGAATAGGAGGATCAAATGAAAGTCCGTCTAGGAGACGTGGTCGATTCGCAACCCGCCATTGAGCAGGTCATGGCGCTTAAGCTCTCACCGAAGGTGGGTTATCGCATCGGCAAGGCGTGCCGCCGCATCCAGCGCGAAACCGAAGAGTGGCAGCGGATCAGGCAGCCGCTTCTGGAAGAGTACGGCGTTCAGGATGCGGCGCGTCCGGGCTGGTTCAGCGTCGCGCCTGAAAACCTGGAGAGGTTCAACGCGGCGATGCGCGAGCTGAACGACGTGGAGGTGGAGCTGGAAGGCGTCGAGCCGATACCCGTCGAGGCGCTGGGAGATATCGTAGTGCCCGTCGCCGCCATGACGCTGTTAGACTGGCTGTTCACGGAAGACGGACTCGCGCAGAAACCCGATAGGGCAGATGACAAGACAGTGGCGGATAGGGCCAGCTAGAACACGAGCGGTTCTGGCTGTAGGGATTTCGATCGCGATTGGAGCAATCGCGATCGGACTGTCGCCCACGATGCCTTACATGATTGACTGGAGCGAGGTATTCCGCCCAGCGGCGTGGGCCATGCTGAACGGCCAATCGCCCTACCTCGTCGAGGGCTACATGAATCCGCCGTGGGCCGCGCTGATGCTCGCACCGATTGCTGTTCTGCCGGAGGCGATTGGACGCACGGCTTTCGCAATCGTGTCACTCGTGGCTTGGCTATGGATTGGCTATCGCCTGTACGCAGACAGGCGGGCGCTGGTGCTGTCACTCTTCTCGCCGATGCTCATCAACGGGCTTTTCTACGGCAACATCGATTGGCTGGCCGCGCTGGGCTTCGTGATGCCGCCGCCGGCGGGGTTGCTGTTCGCGGCGATCAAGCCGCAGATCGGGGCAGGCTACCTGGTGTGGTGCGCAATCGAGGCGTGGCGCATCGGGCGATGGCGGACGGTCGCGGCCTGGTTCGGGCCGTTGCTCGTCGCGCTGGGCGTGAGCGTCGCAATCTACGGCGCATGGCCGGCGACCTGGGTATATGCGATGGAACAGGATCAAAGCTCCGTGGACTTGATCGGCGCGACCCGGATGCCTCTCTGGCCGTATCTGCTGCCCGTTGGCCTGACGATGATCGCACAGGCCATCCGGTCGCGCGAATCGCGCTGGGCGATGGCGGCCGGCCTGTGTCTATCGCCGCACGTGGTGAGCTATAGTCTACAGGCGCCGCTGATGCTCCTGACGCGCTCTTTCGCGCTCACACTGGCCGCCGTCGCCGGGAGCTGGCTGGCGGTCATCATTCTGGTTTTGTCCAGGTAGGAGGAGAGGAGATGTTCGTCGTGTTCTACGATCCACTGCGGTTGCTGAGCCGGTATGCGATCGTGGCCTGGTTCGAGCAGAGGTTCGGCAGAATCCCGCAGAGGATGTATGCGCCGGGCGACTTCGGACTGGCTTGGGCCTGGTGGCACGTGGGGTTCGTGACACCGGCTGAGGGCGAGATGCTGCCGAGGCTCCCTACCCCGCCGGGCGAGAATCCATATCGGGACCCGGCGAACGATGTGGATTCACCTCTGTTTCGGGAGATACTTAGATTTTCGCCGAAGACAACATTCTTGCCAGTGGTGCTAAGGGGATGAAGCATCGAGGCGCAGAAAACGAACCGGCCACGGGATCGCTATGCGTTGCCTGCGCCGATGAGAGCGATCGCGTGGTCCGGGTGCTCGGGTTGTCAGGTCCGCCGACAGAACAATTGTGCCACATGTGGCGGATTGTGTCAATGTGACAAATTGTGTCACTCATCTGTAACGCGGTTTTTACGCATTTCTCACGATTTGGTAGTCTCTTTTCTAACCACTTCGCGGTATCTCATTGCAGGTAGCAACGGATGCCCCGGCCGGCTAACTCGAAGGCGCAAGTCCCCCTCGCCTGCCCCCATCGGCCGGGGCGTCCGGTTTGCGGAAACTATAACCAATTTCTTACTTGCAATTCCGAAAAGTGGGGCTATAATAATGGCGTAGTTGTACTTAAGTGTCACATCCGGTCGCGCAACCTCCGCCAGAGCCTAACGCGAGCGGACCCTAATCAACCGAGAGCGCAGGACTCCCCCACTCCATTCGTCCTCGCGCCCTCGCCCAGGAGGGTGCAGTGTCACAAACTATTGTTTCCATGTCAGCGCGAGCTGGCAAGTCTCCGCGACCCTGTCGTACCCCGGGCTGCAAGAATCTTGTTGTACCTCCCAAGCGCTTGTGTTCAGGCTGTCTCCGCAAGCATCGCAACGCCGCCGCGCGCGCGCGCAATGGCCGCAGTTTCGGATGGGGCGCGGCGCGTGTGCTGTCCTCGTCTGTGCTGCGCGCGTCGAGTGCCATCAGCGTGAATACGGATTTCTATCGAGATCGGCAGAAACGTGGCCCGAACGGCGAATGCCCGTTCTGTGGCCTCGTCAACTGTGCCTGCGCGTCGGAGTCCGAGATCCGGCGCGCGCGCCTGCCGGAGGTGGACAGTGGCGACACAGACTGAGGAACTGGCCGCGCTGAAAGAGTGCATCGCCGCATGGCATCAGGATCGCGCCGGGTGGCTTGCCCGGCACGGCGATGAGCCTTACCCGCACATGCTCACCATCCTCGACCTGGAGGATGCGCGCGACATGCTCTGCGTGGGGGTGGATGATGGCAGATGAATTTCGCGCTTTCGAGCAAAAAAACTCAACGCGCTATGTCGTCCATCTATTCAGCGGCCCGGAGCATTTCAAGACCTGGTGCCAGGCGCATTGGCCACAGCACATGGTCGCCGCCAGCGCCGTTCGCGGCGTATGCGAGCGCTATCCGGTAGACCATCGCTTCGAGAATGAGCAAGAAATCATGGAGGTGCAGACGTGAACGACGAAAAGGCGATGGTTCAGCTTCAGGCCGCCACGGTCGCGGCGCTTCATCGCATCGCGACCGCGCTCGAGGCCATCGCGCTGAGTAAAGCGCCCGCCCCGAATTTCGTGAGGCCTCTCGGCGAATACGCTGAATTCGATTTTGATTCGATCGGCGCGAAAGTCGCCGCACGCGATCGGCACGGACCGACCACGCTGGAGTGGGGCGGCTATCAATGGACGCGCCGTTCGCCGTCCAACAAGTTCGGATCGGCCATCTGGTTCTCGCGCCCGATTGGCAAGGCCGAGGATGGCAGTGTGCGCTATGCGCGCCTGATCACGTTCCGCGAGCCGAGCGAGGCTGAGCCTCTGCCTGAGAAGGTGGCCGAGAAAGTGAGAAACGGCGAATCGGCTGGCATCGGCAGGCAAGCTGCGACTCCCGGGCCCGAGCAGACACATCCAGCCGAAGAGACACAGGCTCACGCGCCGATCAACGCCGATGTGGCCCAAGCGAAGGCCAAGCTGCAGACCACGCCGGCCGCAAGCGATAACCGCAAGCTTGCGCGTATCATATCTGGTGCCTGGTTCGAGCGCGCGAAGAAGCTCGCGGCCCGGGTCTCATATTATCAGAAAGATGGCCAACCCGACCTGTACCACCTGGCCGGCTCTGCATTGAAATGCGGATACCCGGAAATCACGGACGACAATCTTGCGGATGTGCTGCGCGCTCTGGAGCAGCACGCAATCGAGCAAACGGTCGAAGTGCCGGCATGAGCTACCGGATCGCAGAAGAAACCCTGGCGGGTTACCTATCGCACATCTTCGAGTCGTGCGACGAATTCCAGAAGTGGGCAAAGACTCACCCTGGGCACGGGGAGATTGTGAGCCGGGCGCTCGCGGGAATGTCCGGTAGGCCAATGGCGGGGACGATCGACCATCGCGCCGACAAGCCCCCGATTGACCCTGTCGGGGGCCAGTGCCAGGAGGCAGAGGCGCCGGCGCCGGTGGAGAATGAAAGACTTTTCTGAAAGGAGAAAACCATGATTCCCCAAGAGACTCAAGAGATGATCGCGCGCGGCACGGAGCGCATCCAGCAGGAGTGGAAGCGCCGTGACGAAGAGAAGGCGGCACAAGAGCAGGCTTATCAGGCCCAGGTCGCCGAGGCGTGGGATCGCTTCGAGGCTGGCGCAAGGGCCGCGCTACCGCCGGAGCTGCATCCGTTCTTGCGGATCGAGCGGAAGAATGATCACGAGCCAGATCGATGGTGGGAGGTGGCCGAGATCCAGATCGAAGGATTGGTACCGATCCGGATCAGTCTTCATCGCGGAGACAATGGCGAATACACATCGGCTACGAACGGGAAGAGGCTGATAGTCGCTGGCATGCGAGACGCCGAAATCTCCTGGAGCGACGGGCAGAATTACGGCAATACCCACAAGACCGACGATCTGGAAGAGGCGCTCGGCTTGGCGCGCCTGCGCCATGAGAAGCTGATACTCAACGAAGCCACAGTCGAAGCCGAGCAGGCCAGGCGAGAAGCAGAGTACCGGGAGATAGAGCGCAAACAGGCCGAGCGCCATGCGCGCAAACAGGCCGAAGATCAGCGCGAAGCGGATGCCAGGCGGGAGCTATTCGATTCGGTTGCCCGGGACCCTGTCGCGCTGGTAATGCTCCGCGTTTTCGTCGCGCTCCAGGGTGAGCGCGCAGAGTGGGAAGAGCGCCTGAGCCAATCTGCCGAAACGGCATCGGCGATCGAGTATTCCTACGATCAGCAGCTCGCCAATGTGCGCGCCAAAGAGAGCCGCGCGCTGCAGGAAGCCGACGATGCGCGCCGGCGCGCCGAGGATGCCGAATACGAGTTAGCCCGCGCGAAGCGGGCTGCGCGATAACAGTCGCTTTAGTCTTTGCTCCCCCGCCGCCGGCGTGCTCTCGCCCGGTGGCGGGGGATAGCGAGTCCTCAATGAGCCACAGACACGATCTGACAAAGCGCGAGCGCCAGGCTGCTCGCCTGGTCGCGGCCGGCCTGACCAATCGAGAGATCGCCGAAAGACTTGGCGTCGAAACCGCGACGGCAAAGACGCATGTGAGCCAGGTCTTGCGCAAGCTGGGCGTGGAGAGCCGGGAAGATGTGCGCGAGCTGCCGGAGCCGAGCAACGGGCAACATTCTGCGTTTTCAAATGATGACGTGATCGAGATTTTATGGAGCATCCATGCGCTGATGCTGCGCAGGGGCAGCCCGGAGCTGGCGAGGATCGTCAACCGGGCCTTGCTCCATATCCGCCTGCACCGGAATGGGTACGAGCGATGAAGGCAAGCAGCATCTTGACCATCTGCGCCGGGGGCGGATTCCGTTCCCGGATCATGGCCGTGCTGCTCGCGCAGCGAACGGGCCTGCGCACGGCCTACGCCGGCACGACGACGGACTGGCAGGGGCGTGTGAACCCGCACGCCACGGCGGTCTTGGAGCATGCCGGCATCTATGATCGTCCGCTCATCTCTCACCAGGTTCGGGCCGATGAGATCACCGCCGCCGGCATCGTGATCTGCGCCGAGCGCCGGCATCGCGAGCAGTTGTGTGAGATGTATCCCGAGGCAGCGGAGAAGATGTTCACATTGGCGGAATTGGCCGGCGTCGAGGACGTCGCCGATCCGACGCCGATCGCGCACCTGGGGCACCAGCTGACGCTCGACGAGCTGATGCCGACGTATCAGGAGATTCGTGCGGCAGTGGAGCGGATTGCGCTATGAACTTCCACGAAGTATCAAACTTATTCCCATTGATGTCGGACGAAGAGCTAGACGAGCTTGCAGACGACATCCAGGAAAATGGCCTCAAGGAGGCTATCTGTATTCACGACGGCAAGATCATTGATGGCCGCAATCGGTACCTGGCGTGCGAGCGCGCAGGCGTGGAGCCGCACTATCAGGAATGGGATGGCCAAGGCTCGCTGGTGTCGTTCGTCGTTTCGCTGAACCTCAAACGGCGCCATTTGAGTGAGAGCCAGCGCGCAATGGTCGCGGGGAAGTTGGCGAATATGCGTTCGGGTTCACGGACCGATCTTGTGAGAAATGGTGCGGAACCTCCCGCCAATTGGCGGGAGGTTAGTCAGACCGAAGCTGCAACCTTGCTTAATGTCGGCGAGCGCAGCGTGCAGCGCGCCAAGACGGTCATCGATCGCGGTGTACCCGAGCTTCAACAGGCCGTCGAGCACGGAGAGGTGTCTGTATTAGCCGCGTCCGAAATCGCCCGCGCGCCACAGGAGAAGCAGCGCGAGCGCCTCAACGTGCACTTCTCAAGCAGCAGCGATGACCATAATACGCCGAGACATATACTCGACATGGTGATGGCTGTGATGGGCGAGATCGACCTCGACCCATGCAGCAACAGCAAGGAATCACCGAACGTCCCGGCCAAATACCATTACACAAAAAGCGACGATGGATTAAGCAAAAAGTGGTTTGGCCGGGTCTATATGAATCCCCCTTACGGCGATGAAATCCCGAAATGGGTAGGCAAGCTGGTCGATACCTTCGAGTCAGGTGAAGTCAAGGAGGCCATCGCATTACTCCCGGCCAGGACGGACACCGCCTGGTTTAACCAGGTATGCAGCTACACTATTTGTTTTGTGCGAGGCCGGCTCAAATTCGGAGATGCGAATAACTCGGCCCCGTTCCCGTCCGCAGTTGTCTACCTCGGCTCTCGCTCGAAGCGCTTCATAAAAGCCTTTTCTGAGATTGGGCCGGTATTCCAAAGGGTCGATCGAGATGTACAAATTTGATATACAGCTCGAAAAAGGCGAACTTCAAGAAAAACGCCTCGATGTGTTTTTCTCGAAGTGGTACACCATCCGCAAGACTTCCCGGCAGATGCAGCGCGCGGGCATCGATCGGGTTTATCGGAGAAACGGCAAGGAGACGCGGATTGAATATAAGTCCGATTGGACAGCCAGCAAAACGGGAAACGTGTTCATCGAGACGGTATCCGTGGATAGCGAAAATAAGCCGGGCTGGGCCTATACCTCACGAGCAGACATCTTGATCTACCTGCTGCCTGATGACGATTTGGTCTACGTGGTAAAAATGAAAGACATTCGGAGCCACATTAAGGAATGGGCCAAGCGATACTCAGAGAAGTCGATCCAAAATCAGGGCTATTGCACGCGTGGACTGCCTGTCCCACAAATGGAGTTTGAAAAGCTTGCGGTTCAAGTATTGGTGATATAGGCACGAGAATGGCGATCAAAACTCAAATTGAGTGGTGTGATTCGACTGTCAACGCAATGGCCGGCTGCGACGGCTGTGAGCTGTGGATCCCGAAGGCCGGCGTCCACGACTGCTACGCAGGCGTCTTGACGGAGCGGTACGGGGGCCGCTCCGGCTGGCCCGCGTCATTCGATCAGCCCCGGCACTTCCCCGGACGCATTGAGGCGGCGCTGCGCTGGCCCGATCTGGCCGGAACGAAGCGCGCCGACAAACCGTGGCTCGACGGAATGCCGCGCTTGATCTTCCTCGACGACATGGGAGACACGTTCACAGAGAGCCTTGACGCGGACTGGCTGCCGCCGCTCATAGAGCCGATGGCCCGCGCACCGCACGTCTGGATTTTCCTGACGAAGCGGCCGCGGCGGATGCGCGCATTCTTCGAGCGGGTGGGCATCCCGGCCAACTTCTGGCTGGGCACGACCGTCACTGGCCCGGCGACGCTTGGCCGGCTGCGCGACTTGCAGAGGCTGCGCGACATCGGCGATAACATCCTGTGGTGCAGCTTCGAGCCACTGATGGCGCCGCTTGAGTTCTCTGTCCGACAGGGGAACGGGGTGTTTGAATCCAGGGAAGGTTTTGTCAACGACGAGCCGGTTGACCTCGATCTCGAGCCACTCATAGACTGGGCGGTAGTCGGCGGCGGCAGCCACATGAAGCGCAAGATGAAGCCAGAATGGGCTTACGATTTGATCCATTGGCTTGATGTGACCGACGTCCCGACATTCTTCAAACAATGGGGGGACTTGTCCGCGAACCCGGACCCGGGCGACCCGACCGCGCGGGAGAACGGCGGGTACGCGAAAGGCGGACGAACAATCGGCGGCAGGACGCTGAGCGAATTTCCGAAGGTGGTTGGACTTGAGCGACAATAGCCGCCTGCAAATTATCACAGAAGCTCGCGCCATCATCGGCGGCGACGACGTGCCGCTGTGGTCGGTCGTCGCCGCGCTGGCGCTCGGCTATCAGGGAGAAGGCGTCGTGCTGCATGTGGCGCGTGTCATCCTGGAGTGGCACGATCTGTATGCCGTGAAAACGGATCGCGCTGCCAAGATCGGGCCAAGGTGAAACGGATAAATTCCATGTTGACAACAATTCAAAGCGGGCTTATACTGCGTCGCAACTGTCACATAGGGGGCGCAGTGAAAAGAGAGCGAATCTTGAACATTCGCGAAGTTGCCGAAGTCTTTGGCGTATCGACGAGGACAATCCTGCGCAGGCTGGCGGTCGGATGGCTCCCCGGCGCGTATAAGTCCGGTCCGGGGAAGACATCGAAGTGGCTGTTTCCCGAAAGATCGGTAAACGCGCAGATCGAGGAACAGCAGTCAGAGCGTGCCTTGACAGCGCCGCAGAAGAAGCGGCGCGCACAGTCCGAGGACTGAACGCGCCGCCGCGCTTCGGCCACTACCCTGATAGCCCCCTCCGCCAAGAGCCGGGCTGATCAAGGCACCCTAACAACCGAGTAGCGCTTGCACGACATCCCCATGCGTAGGGGATGGTGTGCCCCATTTGGCCGACGGCCTCAGCAGGGGCTTATGAGTCCCCTGCTCTGCCACTGAGCTACGCCGCCAGCGCCAAATGAGCAAAGCGCTTCGGACTGGATTATATCACGAAACTCTACGCAGGTAGAGTTTTTGTTTCGACATTCAGTTCAGGAGCTAACGATGCAATACGATCTATATAAAGTGTTTACAAAGGATTCTTTGAGAGCGACGGTCTACGTCGCGTCCAATGAGGATCCTGACTTCGAGATTCGACGTTGGCTGGGCCAACAGAACGTGGCGCCGGCAAACGTGTCGAGCATTTCTCCGGCCGGATACCGGACGGAAGATGTCCGGCCGAAGAACACGCCGTTCGTGGCGAGCTAGGAGAGCGCAATGAGTGCAGAACTGGCGAAAGCGTATTGGCTCGTCCTTGGTAGTGGCTGGACCGACGATGGGGCGCGCCAACGTTTCAAGGAAAAGTTTGGATACCATGCGGAACAGGTCATCCGAGAGAAGGGCTATGCGTGGGTCGGTCCGATCAAAGAGGCAACATTGAAGCCGACACCCAGGCCAGAGCCGACGCCGGACTTGATTGTTCTATAAATGGATCGAGCCACGTCCCCCAACGTGGCCCGCTCCCCCAAGGTGGTGCAGTTGCTGACATACCTGCACCCCCAGTATACACCCGTCTGTCAAGACAGGCAATGGGGGTCAATGATGAGTGTCAAGGCAATGACTGCCGTATTCGATGCGCGCAGACTGACTCCAACCGAAAAGCTAGTGCTCTTGGCGCTGGCCGATCATGCCTCCGAGGATGGATTGAATATCTATCCGAGTGTGGAGACTGTGTGTAAGAAGACCGCATTAGGAGACCGCACAGTAAGGCGCACCATCAAGTCGCTGAGAAGCGAAAAGAGAGGCATCCTGTTTCTGGTCAGGCGAAAAGGGCGACTGCAAAATGAATACGGCATGAATCTGGCGAAGTTGCAAGACCTGCCAGACGATCCACTGAGACCTGCCACTGTGGCAGGTCAAGACCTGTCAGACGATCCACTGAGACCTGCCACTGTGGCAGGTAAATCATCAGTAGAATCGTCAGATCATCCATCAGGAAATCTTAACGCTGCTACGCCGCGTAACGCTCGCCCGCAAGACCTGCACTTTGAAGCTCTCTCGGATGTCTCAAACCTGACACCGCCCGGGCGGGACTGGAAGCAGCTCACGCGGACCGCCGCCGGCCAGCTCAACCGCTACGCCAAAGAGCTGAGAGACGCCGGCGCGACACCGGAACAGATCGCGGCCTTTGGGCCGTGGTGGTACGCAAACGATTGGCGCGGCCAGAAGCGACAGCCGCCGAAGCCGGCGGACGTAGCCAGAGAGTGGCCGCGCTACAGGAACGGAGATCGAACGAATGGAACACATCAGCAAAGCACTGGCCCGTTTGCAGGACTCGATCCCGCCGAGCGCGAACGGCTCCAGGCGCTCGCCGACAAGATCAACGCTCGACGAGCGGCGAAGCGCGCAGCGCAGCGCGGCGCTGCGTGAGTACGCCGAGCTGCTGGGATCGACGCCCGGCATCGAGCGTTGTCCGAAGTGTGACGGCTCCGGCGTCGTGGTCGATCCGCTTGGCTTCGGGCATTCGTGCCCGGAGTGTGAGCCTCGTCGGCAGGCCGAGCGGATGCAGGTGATGTCGGGCCTGAACGCCGACGAGCGCGCTGTTCGGCTCGACGACGTCGACTTCACCGGCGGCGGCACGGATGGACTGATCGTCGCGGCGCGGACGTTCCTGGTGCGGCCCGCCGGCATCCTGACACTGTGGGGCGGTCCGGGCAACGCCAAGACAATGGTGCTGCAGGCCATCGTCGGCGAGTGCCTGGCGCGCAGCGTGCCGGCGGTGTACACGACATTCTACGATCTCGCGGGTTACGTGCGCGAGGCGTTCCGGGACGACAGCGAATCGGCCTGGCGGCGCATGCAGCGATTCCAGTCGGTGCGCGTGCTGTGCATTGACGAGCTGGACAAGGTGAAGGATACAAGTTGGTTGCGCGAGCTCGAGACAGCGATCATCGACAAGCGCTACCGCGATGGCCTGGCTGGTCTGACTGGAACGGTGATCGCCATGAATGAATCACCTGACTCATTGCCGGAGTGGATCAAGAGCCGGCTGCGGGATGGGCGCAATCGGATCGTGCACAATTCCGATCCGGATGTGCGGACGGCGATGTCGGATGAGAGCGGTCCGAGCGCGCGGCCGGCGGGGTTGTGATATGACGATGAAGCAAGACGGAAACGTGAATCAAAGTTACATCGACCTGATCGTCGAAGCGTGGCACGAGCTGCAGGAGATCGAGGCGGGCCATGCCGCCAGGATCGACGGATGGCATCTCAAATGGTCGGCGCGATCCATCAGGGTTGGAGATCGCGAGGCGATGATCAGGAATCTGAAGAAGGCCAAAGTGTGACCTGCGGCCCCGATGGGCGCATAGAGTCTCTAGGTCAGCCCGGGCCGGCCAGTCACGGCCTGGGCGCCTGCACCTGCCCGCGCGGGCGGGAGGGCCGGGAGTGATGCGCACCGAGTAGGCCGCTGAATCCAAATCGGCGAATGTGGTTGGAGATACAAAAAGGGACTCAGGGCAGAGGGCTGGCTCTGCCCTCCTTGAGGAGGAACAATGGCGATCAACTCATACACATTACGGTCGGACGCAGATAGATTAGCGCAGGGACAAGCCGCAGGCGCATGGGATGGTGTTGTCAACCGCCTGCGCGAAGCGGCTGATGAGATTGATCGCTTGCGCACGGATTGTGCCGTGAAGCAAGGCGCGATAGATGCGATGTGCGGGGCGCTTGGCGTCAAGACGGTGCGCGAGGCGATGGCTGCGATCAATAAGCTGCACCTGAAAGGGTAGGGGGATAATGTGAAAACGATTTCCGCTGTTTTTCTGCTCGTGGCGCTCGTGCTCACCGGCTGTGTATCGGCCGAAGACCAAATCGCGTTGATCAACGCGCGCCGCGCCGATGAGCAGAAACGCATCGATCAAGCGGCATACGAGACCATTGCGCCGGCGCTGGCGCAACTCGACCTGGAGGCGCAGCAGGCTGAGCAGGACCTGCGCATCGCGCAGGAGCGCCAAGTCAGCGTCGAGGAGCACGAGACACGCATGACGCAGATCTTGGCTGAGCGGACTGCGCTGATCGCAGGCATCCAAGTCGACGTGGCCGGCAAGGTGAACCGGCTCAACGCTGACTACGAGCGCCAAATCGCGCAGATTCGCCAGCAGACCGACCAGGCGAATGCTGAAGGATGGGGGAAGGTACTCATCATCGGCGGATTCTCGGCCTCGGTCACGCTGCTAATGCTTGCTCTGGTCTTTCTGATCAAGGCACAGGGCCAGGCCTATGTGTTGAGGACTCAGACCGAGGCGCGCAGGCTGCAGGCGGACGCGAATGGCAAGTACGGTCTGGTGGCCGTCGATCAGGATACGTTTTTCGACGCCGACATGCGTACCGGTGCGGTGACCTCATTTGATCGTATACCCTGGGCGATCAAGTTGGCGCTGTTGTGGATGGCTTGGAAGAGTGGCAAGCTCGACCTCGATCAGTGGCGCGAGGTTACACGCACGCGAGCTAGCTTCACCGACGACGATCTTAGCGAAGAAAGCCGGCTGGCCATCTATCAGGCCAATAAGGCGCATCAGATCGTCGCCGCCGCGACGAAGCCCGGAGCACAAGCGAATGACAAGATCGCTGGCGCGGTCCAGGGCCGTGTCGCCGGCGCGGTGAGCGGCCTGTTCGGCGGCGCATCGCAGGCGCTGCGCCTGATACGGACCGATGACCCGCTCGAGCTGGAATGGGTGCAGAAACATCTGCGCAATGGAGAATAGCCATGAACAAAAGCCTCACTGTGGTTTCATCTCATGGAACAGAGATTGTTTTTGACTTGGATAATGGCATGAAGTGGTCACGCGGGGAGGATGGTCGCGTCACCATCGAAAACCTCGATGGCCTGATTGCCATTGTCCCGATCGACTGGTGCGTGACCGGTATCGAGCGCAGTAAGCTCACCGTAATATCTCCCGATGGCGAGGAGCGGCAATGAGACGATGTTTGATTCTCGTCTTGCTGGGCTTGGCATTCATTGTGCCAGCGGCTCATGCGCAGGATCCAAGCCCGACGCTCGACCCAGTTGCCCAGGCCGAGGCATTGCAGGCCCAGGCCGATCGCGCGCTGTCCGAGGCGCAGGCCGCGGCCGGCCAGGCGTCTTCGTTGCGCGCCCAGGCAGCGCAGGCGGACGCGCGCGCGGCCCAGGCGCGTTCCGCTGCGCAATTGGCGCTGGCCGAAGCCGAGCGCTTGCGCCTCGTCGGCGCGCTGAGCGAAGCCCAGGCAGCCATCGAGCAAGCGCGACTGGCCGAGCAGCAGGCCGCGCAGATCGAGGTCGAGGCTGCTCAGGCCCGGGCGCTGTACGACGAGGCTTACATGCGCGCGCTTGGCGCGATCGCCAATGCCGAAGAGGCAATGAAGAGCGCCGGGATCTCCGTGGCAAACGTCGAAGCGCTTCGCGCTCAACTTGCCGCGATGCAGAGCGATCTGCGTGTGGCCGAAGAGCGATCGCGCATCCTGGCAATCGCCGGCGCCGGCCTGTTCGCGCTGGTGGCACTCAGCGCGCTCGCGGCATTGCAGATCATGCGCCATCAGCGTCGAATGATCATCGGAAGCGTCGACGTCGCCGTGCGGTCGCTGTCCCGCGAGCGGGCGCAGGTCACGGAGATGCTTATGCACATGCTGGCCAGCATCGGCGGCAAAGACGGAGAGACGATCATCGATCACGGCGCGCCGGCGCTCGACGGGGACGATCTATTCATCCGGCGCTACGCCGATGCGCCGGAGCACATCGTCGAAGGCTTGAAAGATTTATTCCATGACTAACACCGCATTGGCGGTTATATCCGACGCGGACATCTTCAAGGCCGCCAGCCGGCTTGCTCGTGGCCTGGAGAGCCATCCCTCGCTGCGCCACGATAACGGCGACGGCTCGATCTTTCGCGTGACGATTATGCAGGATGTCACGCTGATCGCCAATCGCTATCTGCTCGTGCCGGTCGACCTGAATCGCCTGTGGCACTTCGACAAGAGCCGTCTGCGCCGGCCCCGACTGCTGGAGCACCTGGAGATCGAGGTTGGAATGCCTGTCAGGTATATCGCATCCGATCGGGGCTTCTTCTATGTACTCGAGTGGAACTCCGGGCGCGGGAATGGCGCGCCGGCCCGGGCCATAGCGCTGCCGGGGATGGTGGCACTGCCGTCTGTCGAGCGCGATCGGTTCGCGCTGGGCGTTGCCGATCACGGGCCGCTGCTTGCCGAGCGCCGCGAGCTGCGTGGTGTGGTCGTCGGCGGCGGGCCTCGCACGGGCAAGACGAGCCTGCTGCGCTCGCTGGCTTACCAGGCTGTGAGCAATGGCTGGATATTGTATCTGGCAGATAAGCCGCTCGGAAACACGTTCATGCCGGCGCTGTGGTCGCGTGTGCCGAGCGTCGCAGGCATTGCCACGAATGGATCTGAAATCGATGAGCTGCTCACGGACATTGACGATCAGTGCAGCCGGCGCGCTGCGCTGTTCGCTGAGGCGGCGCGCAATTACATTCCACCCGAAGACCTGGAGCAGTTCAACGAATGGACCGGCTCGCGCTTGCCGCCGATCCTGTTCGCGGCTGACGAGTTCAATACGTTCAGCCACTACATCTCGATGGAGCGGTTCGCCGACATCGCGCGCCGCAATCAGAAATACGGGTTGATGATTGTCATCGCTGCGCACGAGTGGAAGAGCGACGCCATCAGCAAGTCGCTTTCCGAACTTCTGGAGACGCGCATCTGCTTCCACATGGCGAGCCGTGAGGCAATCCGCGCGGTGATGCCGTTTGTCAGCCCGGCGCAGGTGGCACAGCTCGGCCGTATCGCCGAGCAGGGCAGGGTGGCGATCAATCTGATGGGTCATCACTCGCTGATGCAGGCTTACTATCTCGATCCGGAGCGGCTGTCGGCGATGGCCGTGAGCCAGGCCGTCGAGAAGCCGCGTGTGACGCTCACAACGAATGAGCAGGAGATCGCCCGCGCGGCGATCGAGGAACTGGACGGTTACTTCTCCATTGAAAAGCTGGCCGCGCTCGGCATCAGCCGGCGCCAGATTGTCAAAGCGTCGAAGGCGTGGGCAGACCGGGGCTGGCTTGGACCGGTGACGGACAGGGGACGAGCTTTGACAGATCGCTTCGCCGATGATACCGGCCTGGAGCAGGGTAGGCCCCAAGAGGCCCCAGGGCGATCAGACCGATCAGACGATCAGGGCGATCAGACCGATCAGGCCCCCGAAACATTGGGCTTTGCCGGCAGAGCGACGGAGCGCGACATCGCGTTCGCGGAGGGTCTGATCGCCCGCAGAGGGGGTCTGAACGCCGGTCTGACCGGGGTCTGACCGCCCCGATCAGACCAGGGGATTACACATGAAAGCTGTCATGGCGATCGCCTTGATCATGGAGAACAAGGCAAAGGCGGTGCTGGCGGTGATTGACGCGGAGCGGCCGCCGGCATGCGAGTGCGGGAGGTGCTCGTGAGCGACAGAGAACAGCGATACATCGTGACCTCGCGCGATTTCAGTGGCGGCGTCACCATCTGGTACGTGAAGGATTCGCGCGTCGTCGCCGGCGGCGAGCCAGCTATCGTCGCACGTTGCAATAATGAATCAGACGCGCGGCTGGTGCGGGACGCGCTGAATGCTCCCGCCGATGCCGAGGCGTTCCTGCGGCACTGGCTGCGCGAGCGGATGCAGGCCGATGGGGCGCTGGTGGAGATGGCGATACGCGATTTCCGGGAGTGGCAGAGATCCCGGATTTCGGGAGTCTCATCAGGCCCCAAAAGTGCCCCCGGTTAAACGGAGAAGCCCGTCACGATTCGTGACAGAGGTCGAACGATGCCTGATACGTTTCCGCCCAAATTTGGAGGAAAATTCAAATTCTATCGCACGCGCGATCTGGCCCGATTTCTGACGAGGCTTCACGAGCGGGAAAGGCTTTCGTGGCGCGACATCGCTCAAGAGAAATTCGGTAATGGGATACCGCCTGGCACGCTATGCCGAATCGCAAAAGGCGACTATGATCCGAGACACAACAGCATTCGAGAGAAGCTTGGCTTGCCAAAAACGATCAGGCTCGTGGTGTTGAATGGTCATATCCGCGAAGGCGCGGTTGTTCTGGGTCATTCGCGTCGGTGTGCCTGGCGGCGATGTCGTGTGCACTTCGTCGGCGACGCAAGCCGGCGATACTGCTCGGATGAATGCGGTCGCCAGGCTCACGCTGATCAGCGGAAGCGATCAGCAAAAGAGCGCCGCGAGCGGGCGCGCCGGCTGGTGGCTCGCAAGCGGAACGAAAAGCGGAGGAAATGACATGCTCAAAATATCCGATCGCCTTTCGCTTCCTGTCGAAGCGATCACCCAAACGTTTGGCATTCTGGCCGTGCGTGGCGCCGGCAAGTCTAATCTGGCCGCCGTGATGGCTGAGGAGATGTTCGATGCTCGTCTGCCATTCGTGGTCATCGATCCGGTCGGCGCATGGTGGGGCCTGCGCTCGTCAGGCGATGGCCGTTCTGCCGGCATCCCGGTTCCGATCTTCGGCGGCCGGCATGGGGATGTGCCGCTTGAACGCGCAGGCGGGAACCTGATCGCGGATCTCGTCGTCGAGCATCGGCTTAGTTGCGTTCTGGACGTCAGTGAGCTAAGCGAAGGCGACAAGGTGCGTTTCTTGTGCGACTTCGCCGAGCGTCTCTATCGGCGCAACACAGAGCCGTTACATCTCTTCTTGGAGGAGGCCGACGATTATGCTCCGCAGCGTCCCATGCGCGAGCAGGCGAGACTATTACGCGCCTGGGAAAACATCGTGCGCCGTGGCCGGGCGCGCGGCCTGGGCATCACGATGGTCACACAGCGGAGCGCCGCATTAAACAAGAATGTGCTCACGCAGATCGAGACGCTATTCGTGCTGCGCACCACGTCACCGCAAGACCGTAAGGCGATTGCGGCTTGGGTTGAATACTACGATCAGAGCCGTGACGTGCTCGAATCGCTTCCCAGCCTGATGAACGGCGAGGCGTGGGTTTGGTCGCCGTACTTTCTCAAGACGATCAAGCGAGTCCATATTCGCCGCCGTCGCACATTCGACAGCGCTGCAACGCCGAAGCAGATACGCGGTGGTCGAAAGCCCGCGACGCTGGCGGACGTCGACCTGGCTGCTATCGGCGAACGAATGCAGGATACAATCGAGCGCGCGAAGGAAATCGATCCGACGGAGCTTCAAAAGCGCATCGCCGATCTAGAGCGCCGATTACGCGCACAGCCGAAGCCAGAAATTGAGCGCGTGGTTGATCGAATCGAGATTCCAATTTTCAAGGACAGCGAGGTGGCACGGCTCGAAAAGGCCGTTGCCGGCATCCAGGAATTCGGCGCGCAATTGGTGAATGTGGCGCAGGAAATCAGCGGCGCGCTGCGGGCGGTGACGACCAGGCCAATGCCTGCACCTGTGAATCCGGTTTGGGTGCGTCCCGTGGTTTCCCCTGCCCCACGTGCGGCCAGGACGGAAGCAGCTGAGGCAGATGTCAAGCTGCCAAAGGCGGAACGATCGATCTTATCTGTGCTGGCACAGTATTATCCGCAAGGACGAAACAAGACGCAGCTCGCGATCCTGGCCGGCTACTCTGTGAAGGGTGGGGGATTCAACAATGCGATCGGCGCGTTGCGCTCCTATGGATTCATTCGCGGTGGCAAAGAGCACATCGAGATCACAGACGCCGGTCTGTCTGCAATCGGCAGCGATTGGGAGCTACTGCCGACCGGTCGGGTACTGATCGATTATTGGCTGCGTGAGTTGCCGAAGGCCGAGCGGTCGATCCTGAGTGTGCTGGTGGACGCATATCCGAATGCAGTCGAGAAGACCGCGCTTGCCGAGGCGGCCGGCTATCAGGTCGGAGGCGGTGGATTCAACAATGCGCTTGGCAAGCTGCGCACGCTCGAGTTGGCGAGAGGACGAAATGAGATCCGGGCGAGTGATGCGCTGTTTGAATGAGGGCGGCTCAATGCCTGTCGAGAATGCAATCGTGGTAAGCGGGATAGAACCCCGACCACATAACTAGCGACAAGGCCACTTATCGTTAGTGCGGTATAGGTCCTTACACGCTACCGGGAACCTCTCATAAAAAAGATTATGTTCAATACTTGCTTAGCCGCTGATAGTATATGCGCGATTTTCCCCCTGCCCCGCCTGGCCTGACCCATTACTGGTACTGGCGCATCCGCAAATGGCACCCTGAGCGCTTCGGCCAGCCGTGCCGCATCCTGGCGCGCGGCAAGCTGAACACCGTCCTCGTTGAATTCGAGGACGGCTACCGAATGACCACGAGCCGATGGTTCGTGCGGCGCATGACTCCAGGCGCGGCCCAGCCCGTGCGGGCTGCGTTCGGCGAGAAGTAGAACGCGCGTGCAGGGGCTGGCCCGGCCGGAGCGCCGGGCTTTGTGTTTACAGCGTTTTCGCTGCGGAATTTCTAACCAATTTTCAGGTAATTCCCTATTGACAAATAGGTAATTACCTGTATAATAAAGGCAAGATTGAGAAAGGAAAGGAGATAGCAATGAATCAAGCACAGAAATTCGATGGTAAGTATGTTGATGTTTCGGAAATCCTAGCCGCTGGCGCGGTGTGGGATGAAATCGGGAACGTCTACATGTTCCCGGATCATAGCATCGGTGGATTCACCGACATTCGCAACGGCGGCGCGGAGCGCACTGTTACCGGAGAAAAGATTTTCCATTTAGTTGGCGGCGACATTCACCCCGATTACGCTGACTGACCTGCTGCACCTCGGGGGCCGTGGATTGATATGACCAAGAAGCGCGTTCGACGACCAATAGTATCCGGCCTCCGCGTGAATGGCAAACCCGTTCACGCGGAGGCCGGCGTGCGCGAAGTCTGTCGCGCGCTCCAGTACGTCGCCACGACCGGCAGCGGCGCAGGCGTGGAGCCAGCGCCGCGCCAATTGCTGGAGGCCATCGGCACGGGCCAGGCGGCGGTGTTCAACATCCACGACGACTCGGCGCTGGAACTCGCGCCGGTGCTGCGACAGATGGCGCAGCGGGCTGATGCCGAAGATGACAATGATCTGGCGTCCATTCTCGCAGCGGTGGCAACCGCGCTGGAGATGGCACGAAAGCTTGCCAAGGCCGACGAAGAGCACAGGAAGCCGCGCGGGAAGTAGCAGCGTTGCGGTGGTTGAGGATGAAATGAAATTACAAGAATTTTCTTTCCTGCTCAAGGCCAAATATCCTGATGCCGAATGCTGCCGCAATCGTGAATTCGGCGGCACGCCAGTGAATAATGGTTTGGCAATCGCCTTCAAGCCTGACGGCAAGGTCTATCATTATCGCGGCTCATTCGATTCGATTGCGGTTCAGCTGAAGCTAGTATCTGTCTTCTCGGTGCGACGGGGTGGTGAAATTATCGGAGAAGCGTTCACGCACGAGGAAGCTGAAACCATTCTCGTGCGTGAGCAGGCGCGATACGCCGAGATGGCCGCGAGATGGCCGTATAGTTGGAATCATGGCCGCGATACATTTGACATCGTGCAGACACAGTAGTTGTTGCGGCCCAGGCCGCCGGGAGCGCCCGTGACAGCGCGGAGAGGAAATGCCAACGGCATCATGGGGAAACGGTGGTTGGGCGGATTTGGTCAATGTCGGGGATGTAAGAGTTTTGCTCATCCGCGCCGGACGCGGGCCGTATGCGTCCAGGCAGCGTCCGGCCAGTGAGGCCGGATGGACGAAAGATGAATTGAGGGAGATCGCCGTGGAGGCGGTCGAGAAGGCAAAGTTTCTCGAATACGGCATTTTGTCCCTCTGCGTGAACTTGAGTCGGGGCTGCATTCTCAGCGGCTCAAATTCGTGGAAGACGACAGGTAGAATCGAAATCAAGTTGCCGCCAAAGTAGCGCGGTTTACACTCCGACCAATCCCCGCAGGCCACGTCGCGTATCGCGTGGCCTGCTTTTCATCCCCCCTACCCTACTCTTTCTCCGGCGGCAGCCACGACACCTCATTATGCCGCCGGTGTATCTCTTCCTCATAGTAGATCGCATAAAACGTCAACGTCGTCCTGACATCCTCGTGACCGAGGATCTCCTGCAGCTCGCGCGGATTCGCGCCGCGCTGGATGGCGCCGCGTGCGAAGCCGTGCCGGAAGGCGTGCGGATTGAATCGGCCCGTCACGCCAGCGCGACGCGCCAGGCGCTTGAGCACCTGGTAGATGCCGCCGGTCGTCAGCGGTCTGCCATGCACGCCGACGAAGATGAGCGGCCCGGCGTCAGTCGGCCGCTCCTCGTCGATGTAGCGCCGCAGCGCATTCGCGGCGCGCTCGGGCAGATGCACGCGCCTGGCCTTGTCGCCTTTCTCGCGCACGAGGATAACACGCGCGTCGAGGTCGACGTCGTCCACCCGCAGGCCGGCCAGGCCGCCGGCGCGGATCGCCGTGCCGGCAAGCACACAGACGATGGCGTAGTCGCGCAGCCCCCGCTTGCTTCCAGCGGGGGGCTGCGCCGCATCGAGCAGGCGCAGCAGGTCGTCGAAGCGCAGGTCTCGCGGCGGCATTTTCGGAAGCTTCGGTCGCTTGAGGCGGTGCGCGGGATTGGCGGTGATGACCCGCTCCTCGACGAGCCAGTTGAAAAAGCGCTTCCAGGCGCGCACATGCTTGTGGAGCGTGTAAACGGAGAGGCCGCCGGACTGCGCCGGGCGCGAGGGATGATCGGCGTAGCGCGTCGTGCGGTCGCGGAGTTGGGCGTAGACCAGGCGCAGATCGTCTATCGTGACCTCGCCGACGGGCTTGTCAATTGCGCGCAGCGGGCGCAGGCACTTCTCGTAATCGGCGACAGTAGCGGGCTTCACCTCCAGGCCGACGGCAAACAGGAATCGGTCGATGGCCTGCGAGATGTGAAGAGTGTCGGCCGGCATGAATGTAGTGTATGCGATTTGGTTAGCCGATCAGTTGGGGATTGGTGAGTTGCGATCATGTTACAGGCGGCTGTGTTTTGTCAAGGCGGTATAACAGCACGGTATGAATTTGGTCGGGGATGGTTTCGCTTGGAGCAGTTGTGCGGTAAAGTGATTGGCATGGCCTCGCAAATTTCGTCGTCGAACGATGATTCATCGTCGTCGACGCAGTTCGACAAGCAATTTTGGTCAGAGTATCGGGAAAGCCTGATAGCTGAGGTGCGCGCGTTGCAAAGGCGGATCAAGGCGATCGAGCGCAGCATGCAGAATCCTCGGCGTGTTGACACAAAACAGGAAAAGCAGTAAACTGAGCGCAATCGAATAGCCGCGCCGGTCCGATGTTGAGGCCGGTCAGGCTTCATGACACGGAGCACCGCGTAACGCGCAGCCCGGATTGGGTGGCGCGTTTTTGCGTCTCCATCACGAGGAGGACATCATGCTTACCGCAGAGCAACTCGCTGCAATCGCCGGCGCGATTCTCTCTCTGGTGCTGAGTTACGTTCCGGGTCTCAGCGATTGGTACGGCGGCCTCGACGCGACGAAGAAACGTCTCGCGATGGCCGCCTTGCTTTTCGTGTCGGCGGCCGGTGTCCTGGGCCTGTCGTGCGCAGACGTGCTCGATCTCGTCGAGTGTACGACCTTCGGCGCGGTCGAGTTGGTGAAGATCTTTATCGCGGCGCTGATGGCCAACCAGGCAATTTACCTGATCAGTCCGAAGCGCGCGGGCGGCGCTTCTTGAGGCCGGGCGGGGTATTGCGGCAGGGGCGCCCGGCCGGCGCGGCTTTCGCCGCGTTCCTCCTACCCCTGCCGCTTCGCAATCATGCCGAGACCAGGAGTTACGCAACTATTGCACGAGCTGAATGACGAGGCGCGTATTCTGGTCGCCAACTCGCCGGACATCATGATCCGGCTCAACCTGGACGGCACGATCGGCTGGGTCAACCCGGCATGGACGCATCAAATCGGTCACCCGTCTGCGGAGGTGAAAGACAAGCCGTTCACGGAATTCGTGCATCGCGACGACGTTGGCCTGCTGTCGAGCGCATTCGCGCATCTGCGCACGGAAGACCTGACGCGCCGCACACGGTTCAGAATGCTCACGAAAGCCGGCGGCGAGCTGTGGGTTGGGGCACGAGGCTCGTTCTTCAACGGCCTGGGACGGGCCTACCTGATCATCCGGGATGTAAGCCTGTCGATGGCTTACGAGCGTGAGTTGGAGCGTGAGCGTGGACGGTTCGAGACGTTGCTGCGATATTCGATGATTGGCGTCTCGACGCTCGACGCGACGGGAATCATCACCTACCAGTCGCCGACCTCGTTCGACATTCTGGGGTACGAGCCGGAAGAGCTGATCGGAAAAAACGCCTTCGAATTCACGCATCCGGAAGAGCGCATGGTGCAAGGGAAGATTTTCGCGAGCTTACTGGCGGACCCGGGTGGCCGGCGGCGCTCGATAGCACAGTGGCGGCATCGGTCGGGCGTGTACATTCCTCTCGTTGTGCATGCGTGGAATCTGTTGAACGAAGAGGCCGTACAGGCAATCGTGATCAACTTCTGGCGCAGCGACCGTCCGATCGGGTTCGGGGGCGGAGGCAATGAGTGATGCCACGCCACCGCCGTTTGATCTGTCCGCTATCCGATATATTGCCGACGAGGTCGTTCGGGTTCGCAGCGAACTCAACGGACTACGAGATACGATCGGTGCGAGGCTGCTGCAGCAAGACGAGGCGGTAAGGCACGTCCTCTCTATCTCCGGCGATATGGAGCGCGTGCATCGCCTGATGGAAACGCACGCGAAGCTCTGGAACGAGCTAAGCGACGAGGTGCGTACCTGGACGGCGCTGCGCGGAAGGGACATCGAAGTGCTGAGGCGAGACTTGGAGAAAACGGAGAGCGACGCGAAAGAGCATCGCGCCATGCACGAAAGAGGCGCAGGCGAAATGGTTGCGGTGACGACAGCGCGCATCGACAGCCGCACGCGCGTCTTGCTGGCGCTCATCGCGCTGGGCCAATTCGTGCTGGGCGTGCTGATCGGTCGAGGCACGGCGCCATGACGTACCGGAATCTGGCGATCTCCATAGAGCGCAACGTCGTCGGCGGTTATCGCGCGACGGATAACCGCAGTCAGGTAATGGGCTTCGGCTCATCGGAGGCCGAGGCGCTTCTCGAATACTATGCCGCAGCCGTGCAGGCCAACGTATTCGACGCCGACGATCTCACTCCCCTGCTCCAACGCGTTAAGCTCCTGTGGCCCACGGACTTCAAGGTCTACACGCAGAGATTCGGCGAACGACCGGAGTTCTACGCCAAATTCAGGCTTCCCGGTCACGAGGGCGTGGACATCCGTGCTCCGTTCGGGGCGCCAGTGCGGGCCTGCGCGCGGGGTGTGGTGACGATGGCCGGCTGGCATCCTAAGCGCGGCCGCGATCATCCATATGGTTTCCAGGTGCGCATTCGCCACGTTTTCGCCGACGGTGAGTACGAGACGATCTATGCGCATCTACGGGAAGACTCGGCCGTCGTCAAGGTCGGCGACGAGGTGCACGCCGGCATTCAGATCGCCAGCGCAGACAGCACCGGCAATTCGAGCGCGGCGCATCTCCATCTGTCGCTCAAGAAGATCGGCGCGAAGAACGGGGGCTACGGCGAGCTGATCGACCCGGCACCGTTTTTCGTGGATGGGCCTTTCACGGGCCAGGAGACGGGGTGAGCCGGGATGTGCGAAACGGTGAGTTGGACGCGCAGATCCTCGAAGCGATGTACACCGGGGATGCGCGGCGCATCATTACCCTGCTCGGCGAGAAATATGGTCTGCGAATGAGCGAGGACGAGATCCGGGCGGGGATAGAGCACTTGCTGATGATCGTAAATCTGCCGCTACGAAAGCGCGCGGACGAGCAGAACGGGGATACTCCATGACAGACCTCATTGCACAGGCAATGAACCTGAGAGAGAGATTGGCGGCGCACGTTTCCCGGCATGCAGACGGCGAGGACGATGCGCTCGAATGCGTCAGGCTGGCGGATCAACTACTGCATGCCATCCGGGACATCCGCGTGAACGCAAGCGCGGACGCTGCGCTCCAGGAAGCCAACGAGATCGCCGTAATCATTGGTCAGTATCCGCGCATGATGAACTCGGACGAGTACCACGGCAAGCTTGCCGAGCATGGGCGCCGGCTGCGCGCGTTGCTGAATGCTGCCGGCTATCCGGCGCCGGGCAGCGTGCCGCCGGAATAAGGAGGCATGAAGATGTTTCATTGGAATCACGGTTGGTTCTTTAGGCGATTGCCGAATGGATCGGTTCACATTCAAAAAAGGAAGACGGCTCACGACAATGCCGAGGTGGAGGTAGAGGCGACAATTCCCGCTGCGGAATGGGCGAGCGTTGTCGCGGCAGTGTCGCAATGGGGTGAATCGGGTCCAACCTGGCAGATTGCGTTGGCGTTCCACGGCGAGATACACCACGATCCGGTCTGAGGGGATGCGGATGCTCAACGATTTCGAGATAGCCGGGCTATACGGGCCTCGGCGCGGCGGGAACGTGAGGCGTGGCGAGATGGCTGGCCGACTTGCTCGCGCGCTTCGTGACTTGGCTGCTTGGCCGTATGCGGCCGACGCCTTGATGTGGCTGGCGTACCTGACAGTCGCAGCGGTGATTGTGGCGGCGGTTTTCTCATGATACGACAGGGACTCATTGACGGCGTGCTCATGCTCGCGCTTGCCCTCGTGGTGGTGGCGCTGTTTGCCGTGAACCTCGCCGCGCAGGGGCTTTGCCGATGACCAGGGATAGCCGGCGTAAAAAGCAAGCACGCGCCAGACGCATGCCAAAGCCTGAGAGCGAGCGCAACAAGTTCAAGCCCGAGCGGGCCGCGGCAATCCTCGTCGAGGCGGCATTCATGAGCGATGAGAAAGCCGCGCGTAAGTGGCGCGTCAGCGTTCGCTCTATTACTAACTGGCGTAATCGCCTCGACGACGACGCAGAGTTTGCAGCCATTTTCCACCATAAAAAAGACATCTTCGAGGCGAACTGGGCGCTTGAGCTATTGCCGGCAATTTATTCGGCGATCGACTATCTTAAGCGTGCCGCACAGGCAAAGCGATATAGCCATCAGATGATTCACTCCATCGCCGGCGCGCTCAAGATTTTAAGCGAGGTGATGGTCACGAAAGAGTATCTGGATGCTCGGTCTGCTAGACAGCGTGGAGAAGAGGACCAAGCGCTTGGAGCGCTGGAAACCCACCGCCACGCATCGAACGAATAAAATCCAATCGGGCATCGGCCTTCTCGACTGGACGCGCCGCTATCGTCCCCTGCTCATCCCGGGCCGGCCATTCGACATCGAGCGGCATGCCTACCTGGTTGACATCTACAACTATACCGGCCACTCGATGGTCATAGACAAGGCCGGCCAGATGGGCGCCAGCGAGTACCTGATCGGCTACGCCTTCCACGCCGCCGACCAGCGCGACGCGACCGTGCTGTACGTGTTCCCGACCGACACGCACGTGAGCGACTTCTCCAGCGCACGCATCGGCCCGGCCATCGAGGCCAGTGAGTACCTCGACAGCATCGTGATCGAAGGCTCGGGCGACAGGCGCGGCGCCGACCGCGTGACGCTCAAGCGCGTGCGGAATCGGTTCATCTATTTACGCGGCGGGAAGGTCGATCTGGACGGCCGGGCGGCGCAGCTCAAGGCCGTCGACGCCGATGTGCTCATTCTCGACGAGGTGGACGAGATGGATCCGCGTGCGCCGGCCATCGCGGTCAAGCGCTTGGGCCATAGCCTGATCGCCGAGGAGCGCAAAGTCAGCACGCCGACCTACGCCGGCATGGGCATCCACGCCGAGTGGCTGGAGAGCGACCAGCGCGAATGGCATGTGGCATGCGGGCGATGCGGGGAGTGGCAGCCGTTGACCGTCGACCAGGTCGTCACGGGATGGGATGCGCTGGGCCGGCCAGTCGCCTGGCACGGGCAAGACGAAGTCCGGGCCTGGGCCGCCTGCCGGAAGTGCGGGCGCGAGATCGACCGGCTCGGGCCTGGGCGCTGGATTGCCACGTATCCCGAACGCGTGGTAGCTGGCTTCCATCTCACGAAGCTGTTCAGCCCGACAGTCGAGCTGGTCGCGATCGTCCAGGCGCTCAATACCGTCGATGAGACGAAACGCAAGGAAGCATTCAACCAGGACTTGGCGCTGCCGTACACGCCGCGCGGCGGCCAGCTCACGGACGAGGTGCTCGACCGGTGCCGGCGGGATTACGCACATGGGCCGGTCAAAGGCGAGCCTCGCGCGGTTGCGGGAATCGATGTGGGGCGCGTGCTGCATGTGGTCATTCGCGGACCGGCCCACCCTGAGACGGGCGAGCGCCCGCAGCGCTTCGCCGGCGAGGTGGACTGGGATGAGGCGGGCCGGCTGATGCAGGTCTTCGATGTGCGCAAGGCAGTGATGGATGCTCTGCCGGAGACGGCGAAGGCGCGTGAATTCCAGCAGGATTTTCGGGGACGGGTGTGGCTGACCTACTATGGCCAGCAGCGCGTTGGCTCGAAGAAAGCTGGAGCCATCCAGTGGAATCACGATGAAGGCGTGGTTGACCTGGATCGGACGCGCACGCTCGATGCGTTGTTTGCCGCGCTGTCTGACGAAAAGCTCACGCTGCCGGCCAACGCGCGGGCTATCCCGGACTACTACGCGCACATGAAAGCGCCGATCCGGGTGCTGGAGGATGGCCCGGGCGGGGAGAAAGTCGCGCGGTATGTCGAGACCACAGACGACCACTTCGCGCACGCGGAGAACTACTGTATGGTTGCAGGCGAGACGACCGAGCCGGCTTCGGCAACAGCGGTCAGGCGCGACGTTCACGCCGCGCGCCCGCGCAGTAGCTGGCAGAGAGGGTAAACATGCCTAGGCCGAAACGCCCTGACACCATCTCCCGCTCACACTTCAACCGTACCGTACGCGCCCTACGCCGCGACATGGACGCTCTGCGCGCCGATTCCAAGAAGCGCATCCGCGAGGCCTACGCCTCCGGTCTCGACGACGGCAACGACGAGCCGCGATTCACTTCCGGCGGCAGAGTCTTTGGGCGCGGCTACCGCTCGATGCGGATGACGGTCCGCGACGAGACCTCGACCAGCCAGGAAGCGGCCATTGAGCGCAGCTACCGCCAATGGGCGACGAACCCGCTCGCGCGTTCCATCGCCGACATACGCACAGATTACGTCTGGGGCGACGGGGCAACCGTCACCGCCGATCACGAGGATGTCCAAGCCATCCTGGATAGGCACCTGAAAGACGAGGTCAACGACTGGCAGGGCAAAGGCGAGCAGCGTGTGCGCGACCTGGGACTGTACGGCGAACTAGTGATAGAGGCATTCGTCCGCTACGACGGCGTCCTGGGTGACGGGCGCGTGCGTCTGGGCGCGATCGATGCAGCCGAGATCGACCAGATCGTCACCGACGCGGAGAACCGCGAGGAGATCGTCGCCATCCGGCTCAAGGCCATTGCCGGCGAGAATCAGAACGCCGGGCGGCTATTGAAGGTCATCGCCGAGGACGAAGCGACCGGGCGGCTCGTCGGCGTCCGGCACGAGGCGCTCGCGGCAGGCCGGCAATACGACGCCGATCAAATCATCCGGCGCGCTGGCCGGCGCTGGCGCGTGACCGAGGCGAATCAGACGACCGATCGTTTCGCGTCTGGCTGGGGCAATGTCCGGGTAACTGAATGCTGCTATGGCCGGGCCTGGCGCGTGAGCGAGGCGACCGGCGGCATCATGTATCAGGACCACGTCGGGCGCGAGGTAAACGGCGAGCCATACGACGGCCAGTGCTTCATCGTCCAAGTCAACAAGACGAGCATTGGCTTGCGTGGACGACCGGATGGCCTGGCGTTGATCGACTGGCTCGACCGCTATGACCAGATGTTCTTCGATATTCTGGAGCACGCGGCGTTGCTCAAGGACATCGTGTGGAATCTGTTGGCTAAAGGCGCAGACGATGCGATGGTAGCGAGAAGGGTTCGAGAATTTCAGGACGCTGTCTCACGCTCCGGTAAGGTCTTTGGTCACAACGAAGAAGTTGATCTGGCTCCACTTAACCCCGACCTCAAAGGCGCCGACTGGGACGCGTTGAGCGAGACTGTCCTGAAGCTCATCTCCGGCGGCGCGCGCATCCCGGTCTACATGCTCGGCTCAGGCGGCGACGCGAACCTGGCGACCGCGACCGCCCAGGGCAGCCCGACCTATAGAGGATTCAAGACCCGGCAAGGCATTGTGCGTCGAATGCTTGAGCGCGCCCTGACCTACGTCGTCGATTGCGCCGTCGAGGCCCGGCGTCTGCCGGAGTGGATCGAGCTGCTCGACGAGAATGGCGAGCCGAAGATGGACAAGCACGGCAACCCGGTTCGCGTCCGGGTGCGCGAGGCATTCACCGTCCAAATGCCGGAAATCTCACCGAAGGACACGGCGGCGGCGGCGACTGTGTTCGCGTCCATCGTCACGGCGGTGACGACCGCGTACGGCATGAAGCTCATGCCTCTGCAAACAGCGATTGAGCTGATCGCACGCGGGGCAGAGCTGCTTGGCGTCGAAATCGACATCGACAAGGTCGTCGAGGCGCTGAGCGAGATGGCCGCGCCGGACACGAGCGGCCTGGCTGATGCGCTGGATAGGATAGGCACCAGTGAGCCAGCGGCGGCAGTTCAATTAACCCCCTCTATGGTCCAGGGGGCACTGCAAATCGTTCAGCAGGTATCCGCTGGTGAATTGCCGTATGAGGCTGGTCTCAATACCCTAGTTACGCTATTTGGGATCAGCGAAGATGCAGCCAGGAGTTTGCTTGGCGGCGGCAATGGGCGGAAACCCGGCTCTGATCTATCTGCGTTGCTGGCGGTGATGAATGAGGGCGCACGGCAGGAGCCGAAGGGGAATGGAGACAAACACGCCATAGAGATGCGTATCACGCATCTTCACGACGAGCGCGCAATGGAGGAGGCATCCATGCTGAAATTCTACGAGATGATGCGCGAATACGAGTCGAGGATCAACGGCCTCCTGGCCCAGATGGAGGATTCACGCCGGAGCGATGAGATACGCCGGGTGCTCGAATCGATCCGGCTCGCACAAGCAGAAGCTATGGCATTATTCCAGTCAGGTCCATCTCGAGCAAGCGAGGCCCAGTCGCCCGTTACGGTTCAAATCCAACCCAACGAAGAAGTTCTTTCGAGAGCGTTCCAGACTATGCCCGCTCCTGTGGTGAATGTGCCTGCTCCCGTGGTGAACGTCGAAATGCCCGTGGGCGATCTGGTCGAAGCGCTGAAGCGCGTGGCTGAATCGGGCCGATCGGGTAATACTCAGATCGCGCAGATGATCGACCTCCTGGGCCGGATCCAGGAAGCAGCGCAGTCGAGCGATGTGCAGCCGATTATCAACATCACTGTGCCGGAGCAGCCGCCGCCGGTTGTGTTGAACACGATAAATGTTCCGCCGCAGCCTGCTCCTAATGTCACGGTGGAAATTCCTGAGCAGAAGCCCGTCACGAAGCGGGTCATCCGCGATAGGCAGGGAAATATCACGGAAATCAAAGAAGAGCCGGAGGGATAAAACATGGCTACCTTCACATGGAATGCATTCATTGGGGCCGTCCCAGCCTGGACAGACATCGCCGCGAACACAATTGTGTTCTCATCGTCGCCAACTGATTTGGCAACGAATATCACCGTCGCGGCGTTCAACGATGGCACCCACGTCGGCAACGGAGATCCAGGCACTGACCAATGTGGGGCCAACCATCAGAACAACAACAAGTATCTCACTGATACTACGATCTCCATCAATGGAGGTGGCAGCGAGACGCTCAATGACACTAACCTGACTGCCAACGAATGTACGCTTCAGGTGAACTTCTCGCATGGATCGGCGGTGGCGCTATCGAGTGTTCTGTTCTACTGCTTCGACGGCGCGACGACTACTGTCCGTGCACCGGGGCTGGACGTGTACGACTTCGAGCGGGGTGTGGGTGGCTCGGCCTGGGTGAAGATCAACGATGACAGCGGGGCAGTGGGTGGTTCCGGCAGCGGCGACAGCTTCGCGAACCGCACAGCGGCCACATCGCACGATTATTACATCGCGCTGAGCGCATCACCGGAGTCGGTTGGAGCGAAGGCGAGCTTCGATTTCGGGATGTCGCTCGTTTACAGTTAGATAACGTTTTCATGGTATGTAGTAAGGGAGATCAAGATGGCGAACAGTTCGATTGACTTCCATACCTATGGTCGCAACGAGCGCGGATTCGGCGAGTCTCTGCGATGCGTCTGTGATCCATGCCTGAACCTGGCTCCGTATCACTTGAGGCTAACCGAGTGCAGGGTGGAAGGCGAGGTCATCTTGTTCGACGGAGATGTATGCAAAAAGCATGCGCGCATCAAGGTCACGGAGTTGGCTCCTGCTTATGTGGATAGCATACCTGTCTAACGGCGAGACCGTGCACGAATCGGCTCCGAAGCAGAACGAGCTGTCGCTGACGTACTCATAAGGAGGGAATGTGGGCAACAAAGGGATTGATTTTCTAACCTATGGATTCAAGGATCGTGGGCCGGGGGAGCATCCTTGTGCGTTCTGCAAATATCATGCACCTTACCATCTAACGCTGACTGAACGCACAACAGAGGGGATGGTCACGCTGATCGACGAGGATGTATGCCCTGATCACGTACGTGAGAAGATTGCGGAATTGGCACCGGCCTACGTGGGCTATGTGGATAGCGTCGCTCAGTAACGGCGAGACGGTAAGCGAGACTGCGCCTCGGCAGAACGAGTTGTCGCCGTGGCAGCACCTGCTCATGCGCTGCAAGGCCGACAACCTGCGTATCACGCAGTTGCGCTTGCAGGTCGCGGGTCGCACGTTCCACGCGATCCCGAATGCAGATGGGTATGTCTGCGCGTATGAGGTGCGATCAGCACTCAATAGCAAGCAGCAGCAGACATTTCAGATTGTTGGATCAGTGGACACAGACCTCGGCTTAGTGTTTGTGACGAAGGTCAACCAGCAAGGTGATAGTTGGCAAGAGGTGCGTCCGCTGGGCAGTTTACATGTGCATAGCACGGTGCGTGAGCAGAGGGACTTGATCGTTAGGAACCACTAGCGTACATCTGACACGGTAGGTGCATATACCTCATTTGAGGTAGGGAGGATGACATGGCTATTTGTTACTTCGCGAATCTTCCGTTCTTGTCTCTAGCTCGGCTCAGATTATGCAGTTTCGAGTGTTGAGACTTTGTTAGAACTCGCAAATTTTGGGAAAGGTTATTGAAGGGATTATCGTCAATATGATGCACGACTTCGTTAGCTTTCAAGGACCTACCTATCATCTTCTCGGCAACCAGAATATAGTCGAAGACCCTGCCTCGTCCTGGAACATAGGTGGTCGGTCTACCGACCCTGATGCCGTGTTTGGTTTTTGTACGAGAAATCTTAATTTTGAACTCATTGGTCGGAGGGTTTTCTTTCCAGCGATGCTTTGTCGCCTCGCTTATTTTCTGTCTATGTTCTGGAGATTTTCCGCCCAAGAACCCTCTCCACTTAGGAGCGCGTTCGATGCCGAACATGATTAGGCGGTTTCTTACAGTATTTCGAGATACTCCCAATCGTTTCGCTATAGATTGCAGAGAGTTGTCTGGGTACACAGATCGAAGCCAGTCCGGGTCATTCAGATGTCTATTCATAGAATAGATAGTAACACGAACGTAGTAAGTTGTCAAACTGCAAAAGGAGAGTACGATGTCACAATACTATGTCCGCAAGAGTGGTAATGACTCTAACGATGGCCTATCTCCCGCGACTGCTTGGCTCACCATTGGCAAGGCGCTCGGCGCGTCGGGGATTTCGAGCGGGGATACGGTGTACATCGGCTCTGGAGTATACAGAGAGAAAGTAAACTGCAACTTGGTTTCTCCGACTGCGGAGACGTTTGTGATCGGCGATATGCTAGGAGAACATACGGGAGATGTACCAGGGCAAATACGATTAACTAATTATCTTACCAATGACAAGACCGCACCGACCGATCAGGCATTACTTGAATTGAATGGGAGAGATTATTTGACATTCCAAAATATAATGTTCCATATATATTCTAACTCCGAGATTTATCCAATAGATACAGGTATCACGCTTTCCGCCTACATCAAGTTTATTGAGTGCACATTCTTTGGTCAGAATGTAGCTAATCTTGATGCCCCATTCCTATACGTTATCGGCGCAACAGACACACCGGTTCATTGGCTGATCAGTAGGTGTTATTTCTTTGCACCTGGCTATCGAGCCGTTTCCCTCGATTATTCTGGGCTTACCCATACGGCTGATTTCGATGCCGATTTTCAAATATTGAACTGTGTCTCTGTATTTTCTACTTCACTCTTCCATATCAATGCTGGTTCATTTGGTTCACCCCGATACCAGGCATGTGGGGAAATTGTTAGAGGATGTTCAATATTCACGAACTCGTTTGCTATGTACTATACTGTGGCTGCCTCGACTAGAGTTCCATCTATACCTGCGCGCTTTGAGGGTAATTTCGTGATTACCCATGACTTCTCTGCTCCCTCTTTGCAAGCAGATGGCACAGGCCAGATAATAGCTGAGAAGAATCTTATCGTCTCAGGTTACCCCTATCTCAATGTTACTGAGGGAGCAGGAAGCGTTAGCAATGGAAGCTATGCCGTCCTGTTTGATACGGGACAGGAGACATTATTGGGACTGAATCCTAAACCCATATTCACCCCATCAGATAGTAGCCCGCTACTGGGATTTGGAACAGTATTTGGGGGGCCCACTGTTGATGTACTGAATCGCCCTCGCCCTGCGGGGGGGCAATCCACTCTAAATGCAGTTGGTGCATATGAACGCCACGACACTGGCATTGAGGATACTTCCGTTTATGATTCTGCGCCTTCCAGCGTCAAGATCATCGGCCCTGGCGACCACGATTTCGAGTTGCCAGTCAATCCAGTTGCCACCAATATCACCATCATGGTGCAATACGATGCTAATCACGGAGAGACTAATAAGCCGCAGGTGCAGCTATTGGCAAATCCGTTGATTGGCGTATCTGCTGAGACCAAGACTCTGACTGAAGTCGCGGATATCTGGGAGAAGATAGAGTTCACGCAATTCACGCCGACTGGTTACGGTGTAGTGACGCTACGCTGCATCAGCCGAGCCGCAGCGGGAAACGGACAAGCCTGGTTTGATTCGATAACCGTATGAGGCAAGGCGAATGATTATTCTGACTCGGCGCGGCTTCCTAAAAATTTCATCGGTTCTGGCTGTTGCCCTGTATCTACCCAGACTCCTGATCGTTGCGACACGCGATCAGCTTAGAACGATGTACGGCTTTTACTTCAAGCCATCCGGCGATCCGATGAGACGACTGTGGCCCTCCAATCAGGTTACGATTCCGACTCAAACACCAACTATGACTGATACGCCAACTCTGACTTCAACTCTGACACCTACGCCAACGGACACGGCGACGCCCACTCAGACTCTGACTCCGACGTCTACGTCTACATCGACTGATACGGCAACCGCTACCGCGACGCTTGCACCGACTAACACACCGACGCCGACCAGAACACCCACACCTACACTGATTCCTACGTCAACGCCGACTGCAACGCCCTCGCCGACAGGGACGTTTACGCCGACTCCCACGAGAACGAAGCGACCGAAGCGATGACATGCCTAACAGCAACAGTTTGGATTATTTCAAGCCATCCGGCGAGCCGCTCAGACGGCTCGATGGAGCAAGCACGCAATCTGCTGGCCCTGTGCCCGTCTTCCGCTCGGTGGGTGCATATGGGTTTGGTACAACTTCTTGCGTTGCCGCTGTCCCGACGGGTGGAGCTGCGCCACAGGCAAATGACATCTTGGTTATTGTGGTCGAGTCTACCGATTCGACGACCGCTGCCGGCACGCCCAACACCCCGTCTGGTTGGACTAAGCTGTTTGAGGAGACCCAGGGGGATGGGGCAACGGGCGTCACCACGCTCACTGTATTCGGTAAACGTGCGGGAGCCGGTGAGACGGATGTCACAATCGACGGCGTTGGCAATCATTGCAGCGCCAGTATGTACGTTGTCGAAGGGTGCATTACGACAGGCGATGCCTGGACGGTCGGAGCGGGCAACGGGGCGAATAGCGGCAATGGCACGTTGCTTGGCGTCACGACGCCATCAGACAATTGCCTCGTCCTGGCTCTATGTGGAACAACACGAGATGCCAATAGCTCTGCCACATTCTCGGCCTGGACGAACGCTAATCTCGCCAATCTCACGGAGCGGGGCGACAATACCAGAAACACTGGAGCAGGCGGTGGGCATGGCATTGCGATGGGCGAGAAAACCACAGCCGGTGATACCGGCAGCACCACTGTTACCATCTCCGTCTCGCAGCAGTGGCGCGGCGTCCAGATTGCGCTTAGGCCACCTGAAGTGACGCAGACGCAAGCGCCACGCTCGGCGCACCAGTACCGGCTGAGGAGGCGTTAGGCCGTGTGGCTCAAGCAGAACACCGCGATCACGTTTAGGATGGGGCCGTTTGTAGATTCCACAGACGGTTTCACGCCAGAGACGTTGTTAACCATCACGCAGCCCGATGTGAGGGTCAGCAAGGCAGGCGCCGCGTTCGCACAGAAGAGCGACACAGGCGGCGCCACGCATGACGAGAACGGTTGGTATTCTATACCGCTCAATGCGACTGACACAAATACATTGGGGCTGTTCAGCGTGGCGATCTACGAGGTGGGCGCGCTTCCTGTATGGCGGGATTTCATGGTCGTGCCCGCGAATGTTTATGACTCACTCGTTGGTGGAAGCGACGCGCTACAAGTGCACACTAATGAGATTACGAACGACCTTATCACTGCTGCTGCTATCGCCAATGGTGCCATTGATGCTGCCACGTTCGCGGCTGGCGCGATCGACGCCGCTGCCATTGCGACAGATGCTATCGGCGCAGCCGAACTCGCCGCTGATGCTATCGCGGAGATCGCAGACGCGATGTGGGACGAGGCGCGCAGTGGACATGTCGCAGCCGGTTCATTTGGTGAGGGCGTCGCATCTGTTCAGGGTAACGTCACCGGTTCGGTTGCTTCTGTATCCGGTGGTGTGGGTGGGAGTGTGTCTGGATCGGTTGTTGGATCGGTCGGATCAGTTGACACTGGTGGAATCACCGCTGCGTCTATCGCCACAGGAGCATTCGATGCAGATGCACTGGCTGATGATGCTGCTGCAGAAATCGCTGATAAGGTTCTGGGTCGAAACATCGCGGGCGGCTCGGATACGGGCCGCACAGTCAAGCAAGCGTTGCGGATCCTCAGGAATCGCCGGGCTATTGCCGCTGGGACTTTGACCGTCTATCAAGAGGACGACTCGACGCCGGACTGGACGGCTGCCGTGACTACTGCGGCGGGTAATCCAGTCAACTCGGTTGATCCGGCATGATGTAGATTATGAGATAGCACACGCGGCCTGGCCCTCGCTCGTCATCATGACGAGTGCCCCTACGGGAGTCTGGGTTTGGCATGGAGACTTGGGCTATGGTGTCTCAGCACCGAACCTTAACAACTGTAGCACGAAGGTAGCGGAAGATGACTGCCCCTGTCGTCCGCGCCACGGCCACGCCGCATAAGTTCACGGCTACCGATACGGTCACCATCACGAAGCCATCTGGCACAGTGGATGGCGATCTGCTCGTATTCGTCCTGGAGTCGGCTGAGGCGGCGACGGATGTCAGCACCTGGCCGGACGGGAGCTGGGTTCCGGGCCATCGCACAACAGGCAGTGGTCAATGCGGGCTGATCGGCTATAAATTGGTCGCTTCGAGCGAGCCGAGTTCGTGGACGTTCACGCTAAACGGGGCTCGCAACGGCATTGCCACCGTAGTTGTTATAGATGGCTCTACGACAGCCAACACTCTGTCCGGCACTGAAGCCGGTCAGCAAACAGCCAATGGGACCTCGCACGCGACCCCCAATATCACGACGGATGTTGCCGATTGCCTGCTTCTGACGCACTACGGCTCGGACAGCGGTGGCTCACGCACTTGGACGCAGGGCAGCGACACGGAGTTGATGGACGACGAGGAGACGAGCCTGTGGGTGAGCTTGGCGATCTTCTCCGCTGTCGCGGCGACCGCAGATACATATTCCAAGACCGGCACGTCGAGCGCGAACTGCATAGGCGATACCGGTATCATGGCGATCCGTCCCGTGTCGGGGACACAGGTAAGCGACAACCAGACCGCGTATCTCAAGGGACGTGACACTGCCAGCGATAATCAGCCCGCCTATACAAAGGGACGGGATGTATCTAGCGACAACCAACCGGCTTATCTCCGGGGCCGAGCTGCTGCCAGCGATAATCAGTCCGCGTACCTCAAAGGCCGGGACGCGGCGAGTGACTCACAGCCCGCCTACCTGTTCGGCGTCGAGGCGGCAAGTGACAGTCAGACAGCTTATTTGCGAGGTGAGGCACCTGCCAGCGACAATCAGGCGGCATACACGCGGGGGCGCGATACTGCAAGCGACAACCAGATCGCTTATCTCAGGGGCCGCGACTCCGCAGTCGATAGCCAGCCCGCTTACGCGAGGGGCAAAGATACTGCTGTCGATAATCAGCACGCGTACGTCAACGGTCAGGCTGCTGCGAGTGACAATCAGACCGCTTATCTGAACGCAGTATCGGCAGGCACTCCGGCTAGTAGCGGGCAGATCGCATATCTAAGGGGGCAGGATACTGCCACTGACGGTCAACCTGCTTATCTCAGAGGGGTAGCCTCTGCCGAAGACTCGCAACTAGCCTACTTGTCAGGTGCAGCCTCAACAGCCGACAGCCAGGCTGCTTACCTGAGAAGTGAGGCCCAGGCGAGCGATTCGCAATTATCGTATCTGGTTGGATCGGAAGTTGCAAGTGATAGCCAGCCTGCCTACCTCGAAGCCCAAGCGACAGCTAGCGACAATCAACCTGCCTATCTGTCTGGGCCAGTCGAGGACGCGGGTGCGCTCGATGCGATTGATGGATCGCTGTTCTGGTCAACGACAGGTGCAGTCGAGGCAAGCGATGGCCAGCCCGCTTACCTGAGAGGGCAGGATACCGCCAGTGGCTCTCAAGCAGCTTACCTGAGTGGCCTGGCAGTCACCAGCGACGCGCAACCGGCCTATCTCAGCGGTTCAGACACGGCGACGGATTCGCAGCCCGCTCACCTGCGCGGGCAAGATGTAGCAGTAGGTTCTCAGCCGGCTTACCTATCCGGTGTAACGGGCGCAGTTGGATCGCAGGTAGTCTATCTGCGAGGGGAAGATGCCGCCGCAGATTCGCAATCGGCCTATCTCGTTGGGAGTGATGTTGCATCTGATGCACAGATCGCGTATGCCCGTGGACAAGATGCAGCAACGAGCGCACAACCAGCCTATCTCGCTGGACGCGACACGGCGGTCGATTCGCAATCGGCGTACCTGCGAGGCTCAGCGGCAGCGAGCGACTCGCAGCCGGCCTATCTCTCTGGCGCGTCAGGCGGAACCGAGACCAGCGATAACCAGCCCGCTTATCTTGCTGGCACGGCGACGGCGGCTGATTCGCAACCCGCATATTTATGGAGTGGTCAGGCTGTAAGCGATTCACAATCTGCATACCTCAATGGCGTGCAACCTCTTGGCCGCTCGAGGGACTGGCGTCGTGTTAAGGCGCAGCGAAAACAGAAGGAAGAAGAAGAAATTATCATCATCGAATCCTAGAAGGAAATGCTATGCCCGATTCCCCACGTCCCGGCACTAAGACCGACTACATTCGGCGCATCGACGACCTGGTGAACCAGGTCAAGCGCATGGAGGATGAGGCGGCGCGCCGGGCGGCCCGGTTGTTGCTGGAAGCCCAGCGCGAGATTACGCAGCGCGTGATCACGGCCGAAGGCTGGCGGCTGGAGAATTTGCAATCGCTCCAGCGGCAGGTCAACGACATCCTGGCTCGCTTCGAGCGGGAATACACTGCCGCGCTATCGGGCATCCAGGTGGACGCTTACCAGCTCGGCGCCGAATCGGTTGACGATCCCCTGCGCGTCAGCGGCGTGACGCTGGCGCCGGCGCGCCTGAATCCAGCCGTGATTTCAGTCCTGCAGGGCTTCTCTGCCGACCTGATCCGCAACGTCTCGGCAGAAACGCGTGCGGCAGTGAATGCGACGATCGCTCAATCGCTTCTCGGCCTGCAATCGCCGTTCGAGGCGCAGAAACGCATCACGCAGATCATCGGCGCGCACGACCGGCTCGGCGAGTTGACCGGCATCAGCGCGCGGGCGGAATCTCAATTCCGAACCGAGACCGGGCGGGTCTACTCGATTGCGACACAGGCCCGGCAGGAACAGGTCGCGGAGTTGGTGCCGGACTTAATGAAGGCATGGGTTGCGACGGGCGATACACGCACGCGCAGCGGGCACTTGGACGCGCACGGACAGACGGTGAAAGTAGACGAGTTCTTCGAGGTTGCGCCCTACCGGGGCGCGCCAAAGGAACGGCTGAAGTTTCCGCGTGATCCACGGGGCAGTGCGGCCAATACGATCAATTGCCGCTGCCGGCCCGTGACCTGGCGCGCCGGCTACGGCGAAATCTTGCCGCGTACAACAGCGCGAGTCGAGAAGGAACGCGAGAGGCGGGCGAATGAATTTGCGTGGACGACCTAAACCAAAGCCGTCACTGTATGCGCATGGCGGCACGGCGACCCGTGCCAATGGCCGCCTTCGACAGCCGCATTTTCAACATGATATTCCGCCAAGGGTGGCAAAACTCATGATCGATTACGCGCGGGAGATTGTGCGCATGTCGCCGGCGCGGTACGAATTGCATATGCGCTCAATAGAGTCCATTATCATGCATTCCCAGGACAAAAGACAACATGGAATCTCTGCGAAAACAACTGATTGAAGCTGGTGTCTGGTCGGCTACCGATGCGCGCGATCCGTCAGTCGATTTACTTGCGGCTTACGAATTGCGCGATTACATCGTCAAACACCATCTCGCAGGCGATTACGAGCGCGCATTGCTGGACATATTGGAAGAAGTCAACGGCTTTCAGACCACCATGTTTGATCTTGTCTTTGCTGCACCATTCCATCGCTGTAAGGCGCTTTTGCGCGTAGTTCTGGTGGGGGACTTGACATTTGGACAAATCTGAGTAAGATATTCATAATCGAATAGGCTAAAGTCCCTTCAATCGCGCCCGAATGGGCGAGGAGCCAAACAAAAGGATTTCTAGGGCGACCAGGCTGAATAGCTTGGCCGCCCTTTTTATTGCTTTACAACGGGCGACCGGCAGACAGCCGGTCGTTCGTTTTTTGTTGCACGGCAGCAGGTAACAGTCTATGCCTTACGAGATCAGAGAAGAGAACGGCAAATTCTGCCTCTACAAGGAGTCCGGCGGCGATTCGCTGGGATGCCACGAGTCGCGCGATGCGGCGATGGCACAGATGCGCGCCATTTACGCCAACGAGGCCACTCAAGAAAATCTCGTCCTGGCTGATAGCGATTTGAGCGCCGGCCGGCGCGTCTTCGAGTTGGATACCAGCGACCCCGGCTTCTTCACCAACTGCATGAGCGACGCCGAGATGGTGGAGCACTACGGGGACGAGGAACGCCGCGCCCGTGTGTGCGCCACGCTCCACAAGAAAATCACCGGCATCTCCCCCGTTGAGCACGAGAGCGTGAATCCGGCCATGGCTCAGGAATCCTTCACCGCCCAGCGCGTCACCCTCTCTGACATCCACTTCGGCGCGCCGGCTGACAAAACCGGCCGCTCGTGGGACGTCATCATTATCGGGCCTGAGAAGCCTGACGATGTAGTGACCGTGGATGGCACAACGTATGTCCGCTCGAAAAACGGCAGGCTCTGGTCGGCGACGGCACTCGAGGCCGCGGTCCCAATGTTCGAGGGCGCCAAGAGTTACGACGACCACCTGACTGACGCAGAATTCGCACAGCGCGGCGGCATGCGTCCGCCCGGGCGTGATTGGCTCGGCTCATTCGTCAATGTGCATTGGGACCGCGTCGCAAACAGCCTGCGCGCCGTGTTCAAGGTCGTCGACGACGCCTTCGCACGCAAGCTCGTCCGTGCGCAAGAGGGCGACGTCCTCAACACGATCGGCCTGAGCATTGACGTGCTCCGCGACTTCGTTCGCCGGCGCATCGGTGAGTCGGTTGTGGAATTGGTTCACAAGATCACCCGCGTCATTTCGGTGGACGCGGTAGGCGATCCAGCAGCAGGCGGTCGATTCGTCCGTGCGCTGGAATCCATTCAACACGTGCAGCACGCACGGGAGGCAAACATGGAAGAGGTTCTCAATCAGGTCGAGCAATTGATCGCAGCGGTCGACGCCAGCATGCTGCCGGATGAAGCGAAGGCCAAGCTCAAGGCGCTACTGGAAGAGATTAAGGCGGGACTGGCCGCACCCCCTGAGGAGGGCATGCCAGCCGAGGAAATCCCACAGGCGCAAGAGGCGAAGATCGCGGCGGCGAAATATGCGCTCCGCACGATCGAGTCTGTGGTCAAGGCCGCTGGCGTGAAGCCGGCGCCGGTCTCTGCGCCAGCCATCCCGGGCCTGGCCGAAGTGCAGCGCATCCTCGACGAGGCCAAGCGCGCATCCGAGGCAGCCAAGCACGAAGCCGATCGCATCCTCGAGGCGGCCAAGATCGCCCAGGCGCAACAGACACTTGATGCGATGCTGGCCGGCTCGGGCCTGCCCGAGCCGATCCGCAAGCTGATCCACAAGCAGTATGCCGGCCGCGCCTTCGAGGCCACCGATCTCCAGGTGATCATCGAAGATCATCGCACCGCGCAGTTGGCAATCGACGAGAGCGGCCAGGGCCAGGTCACAGGTCACGGCGGCGCGCGTCCTCGCGTCAAGGTCGGCGTCAACGAGGCCGACCAGTTCACGCTCGGATTCGTGCGCCGGGTGTGGGGTCCGAACGGCCTGCGGAAGTTCCGCGAGGCGCTGGGCATGAAGTGGAAGGATGGCGCTCCAGTGATCGGCAACGGCCAGGACGCGGCGCAAGACCCATCCTTCGCGCTGGCCGTGCGCGCAATCGAGGGCTGGAAGGCCGGCGGCTTCTCGATGTCGTCCGTGCCACTCTACACCGGCCTCGACGAGTGGTACTGGGACCTGACCGGCGGCGGCGACCGCAACCAGGCCGATTTCTTCGGCGAAGGCCGGTTCAGCGCCCGGGCGCTGGAAGCGAATCTTAGCACCGGAACGCTCGCCTCGATCGTAAAAAACGCGGTCAACGTTTTACTCGCGGCAGATTACGCTGTGCAAGAGCAGTGGTGGGCTGATCTCGTCGAGGAGATGGACGTCGACACCTACGATACGGCGACTCTTGTTCGCCTGTTCGGTGTGTCGGCGCTTTCCGTGGTCAATGAGGGTGCGGCCTATCCCGAGATCGATTGGGAAGACGAGGAGGAGACAGCCACGGGAGTCAAGCGCGGGAATACCGTAGGGATTACACTCGAAACCTTCCTGCGCGACAAGATCAAGAAACTCCAAACCATGCCGGAGCGTCTCAGTAAATCCTGGTACAACACCATCGCCGATCGCGTGGCGCAGGTGTTCACCACCAACAGCGCAGCCGGCCCGGTGCTGTCGGACTCTGGCGCGCTATTCAACGCGACGGCCGCGACCAGCGCGGGCGGCCATGCGAATCTGCTGACGGCGGCGCTGGCTTACGCCGCGCTCGACGCAGCGGTGACGGCGATGAAGAAACAAACCGATCAGCCGCTCGGCGCCGGTCGGCGACTCGGCGTGGAGAACTTCCCCATACATTTGCTGACCCCCATCGATCTCACCACAGCAGGAGAGAGAATCATCAACAGCGACAAGATCCCGGGCAGCGCCAACAATGACGACAACCCGTACTATAAGAAGATCAAGGTAACGGAGATCCCGGTATGGACAGATGCGACGGACTGGGCATTGCTCGCCAAGCCGGGCGGCGTCAGCCCGATCAAGCTCATTTGGCTGCGCGGCAAGCGCACGCCGGAGCTGTTCGAGGCGCGTACCGAAGAGGGCGGATTGCTTCTCACTAACGATACGATTCTCTACAAGGTCCGCCAGTTCGGCTTCGAGTTCTCGTCTACGTATCGGGTGGCTCCGGTCGCCGACTGGCGCTCGATTCACAAGAGCAACGTGGCCGGGTAATCCAAACAACGACCGATGACGGGTAGGGCAGAGTTCCGCCCTACCCTGCCGGAGAAAACACATGAACTTCGATCTCAGGGGCATCAAGGGCATTCTCGTCTCACTCGCCGCCGCAGTCGCGCTGGTGTTGTCCGTGCTGAATGCCGTGATCGGTGTTCTGCCGGGTGATGTCGAGACGCTCGGCACGACCAATTTCGACACGCTTCAGGTCGAGTCTGGCTCAGCATCTGCGCCATCGCTATCGTTCACCGACGACCCGGACGTTGGTCTCTTCAGGCGGGCGGCTAATACGCTGGGTCTGACCGTCGGCGGCTCAGAGGTCGTGAGTATTACGTCCAGCGGCCTCAACCTGGAAGGCGTCGCGTTCAACGGGCCAGTCGTCCTGTTTGGCGGCCTGGTATCCAACGCCGTAACGCTAGCGCATGG